AACCTCCTGCTACCGCACCGACCCCAGAGTCAGTTGCAACTCAGCCCCCACCTGCCGTTCCCAGTGGTCCGCAAAAACCGGCTGGCACTCTTGAGTATTTGTTGAATGCTGCCAAGAGAGGCGTGACGGGTACAACCTCCATGCTTGGTGCCGCGTATGAAACCGGCAGCGAAATGAACCGCAGATTGAAAGAGATGGAGGAGCGTTCTCGTCGGGAAAATATGACTGTTCAGCAGCGAATGGACATGCTGCGTCAAAGCGGTTATTTCCCTAGCCTTGCTGATCTGGTTGATAAATATGGCGAACAACAACGCCAAGCATCTCGCATAACGGGTGCTAAAGATCTTACGGCTCCGGGTCCGGTCACTGAGATTCTTGGTGCTGGCGTTGAGGCAGCGACAGATCCATTAGGCTTAATTGGCAAGGCCAAGATTCTTCCCGTTGCTAAAAGAGCGGTTGGAGAATTTGTTACTGGCACTTCTGCTGATATTGGTGGGCGTGGTGGCGCTGCTGTTGAAGAAGCTATCACTGGCGAAGAATCCGGCCTTGGTCGGCTTGCCGGTTCCGTATTGGCAGGTGGCGCAAGCACTCTTAAAAGAGAAACAGGCTCGCGAGTCTTTAACGAACTCCTTGATAAGTATCGTCAGGTCAAACTTACTGGCTCTCCCGATGAGGCTGCTGAAGAGTACGCCAAGGGAGCGGCTAAGCGTTTGCTTGAGTTCGCAGCCAAAGAGCAAGGCGCTGGTTCTCTTCAAGAAATTATTAAAGAGGCAGGCGAAGCAGCTAAGTTTTCTACCGGCGAGAATGCTCCTCTGCTGGTTGCGCTGGCTGATAATCCTGTCATTCGACAACAAGTCATTCGCCTCGCTAAAACCGATCCTGCCTTCCGTCAGCAAGTTAACGATACGTTGGCTTCGCTTGGTGATGATATGCGAGGGAAGGTCGAAAAGATCTTTGGCGTTCGTTACGAAGCTACAGGTAAAGGTCGTTCCATATTTGAGCCGGGATATGTTCCGGGTAAAGAACCGCCTAAAGGACTTGATATTGGCAATGTGGCTGAGCGTCGAGAAGTTTTGTCTCAGCGTATTGAAGACGTTGCCTCTGGATTTGAGCCTACTAAGTCCAAGGAAGAAATTGGTTCTCGCATTGAAAGCTTGATCGAAGACAAGAAGAAGCTTGCTCGTCAAGAGGTGTCTCCGGAATATGAAGCCCTTTTGAGTGAGGCTAGAGGCGCTCGTGTTGAAATGCCGCCTGATGGAGTTGGCACTATTTACGACTTTGTTCGTGAGAACAATTTGCGAGACATTTTTGGCAAAAATACTGACCTTGATAAACGCATTATGAGCGTTTTGGCTCCAAAAGAGTTTCCGGTTCCCGGCACTGCTGAAACTGTGTTGGAACATTTGCCAATGAGCTTTGATAACGTGGAGTCGCTCAAGAAGGCAATCAATGAACTTAAGCGGCAACGTATGAGCGAAGATTCTCTGCGTAAAGTCATGCAGCTTGAAGAAATCGTTGACGAAGCCAGAAAGACCATTCCGGGTGACTTTAGCGACCGCTTGGATGCAATTGACCTGAAGTATTACGAGAAAGTTGGTGTACCGTTTGGTGCTCAGGGAGTTAAAGACGTTGACTCCAAAAAGTACGCAACCCAAGTGGCTCCGATTATCGTCAAGAACAGCGAGTCGTTCGATCAGTTTATTCGTGCTGTGGGCAAGGAAGACGGCTACAAGATTGCCGAAGACTCTATCATCAGTGAAATTTATGACAGAGCCGTCAAGGATGGGGAATTAAATCCCGGCGCTTTAGCCAAGTATCTCAAGCAAAAGGAAGGCATCATTCGCCAGATTCCGGGGCTTGAAAATAAGTTGCGCGGAGCATTGTCCGACGACTCCGTATTGAGAGCGCGTATTAATCAACTGGATGATGCGGCTGCTGCGGCTCAAAAGCGTATTGCGGATAACGCTCTGACCAAGTTTGAAGCGCCTAATTACACCACGCTTGCTCGTTCGTTTATGACTGATCCCAAGTCTCGGGAAAAGCTTTTACGCGACATTGGTGACTTGGATGCTGATTCTGCTAAGGCAGTTCGTCGAACCCTTCGTGCTGAGGTTATTGCCTTGGCCGATGAGAACCCGACTGGGTTTATGGATTACCTAATGAATCCAGCCAACAAGGATGCCTTGGACAAGATATTTGGATCTGCGTTCCAGCCTGCGCTGCGTAAGGTTGGCTTGCTGTCAGATAAACTTGCTCAAGCCGACATCAGTAAGGTTGGCGTTGCCGTGACTAAAGAGGATCTGGACCCGTTGGCTAAACTAGCTCCGGGCTTGGACATCCCATACATCTCATCTACTTTCCGAGATCGCATTACGAGCTTGCCGCAAAAGGTAGTTCGTTTGATGTCTCGCGTTAATTCAGCCCGTTTGTTGCAAAAAACCGACGAAACAATCAAAGAACTGTTGCTCGACCCCAACGGTGTTCAGAAGTTAGCAAATGTTGCTTCTGAGATTGACTTCTCGGTGGACGTTGCTGGGAGGCTAAAGAAGCTTTCTAACACGCTGTCTGATGTTATGCCTCGCGCTTTGTACACCTCTGGAAAGACTGCCGTTGCCGGTGAGGAGCGTGAGCAGCGCGGTAGAGAGCGTCAAGAGCAGTTGGCCGAAGACATTATTACGGGTGGCTTTGAAGATGAGTCTGGAATGCCTACCGAGGGCAGCGGTAATTCTTACAACATTGATGACATCATTTCTTCGCGTAATGCTGAAGATTTGGCTCCAATCATTAAGTCTATTTACGAGCAGGAGTCTTCCTCTGGAAAGGTAGATACCAGCAAAGAAAATTATGCTGGCGCAAAGGGTCCAATGCAGGTTACGCAAAAAACTTTTAATGACATGCGTAAGTCTGGATTGATTCCTGAAAACTACAGCTTTGATAATCCTTCGCATCTTGCTGAAGCTGGTGTCGCTTTAATTCAGGATCTTGCCCGTCGTTACAATAACGATCCGGGGAAAATCGCTGCTGCTTATTATGGTGGACCCGATGCTGTTAAAGACGGTGAGATTAGCCGAAGCCGTCGGGACCCAGTAAATCCAAAAGCTCCAACAGTTGGAGAGTATACGGATAAAGTTTTATCACGATTAATGCCGACCGCTCAGGCTAAAGGAATGGCTCAGGGCGGCTTGGTTGAACCCGGCAACATTGATGTCTCAAAATTGCCAGCAGTTCGTAACGCGGATGGAACTTACAGCACCGTAAGATCCATGGGCGTTAACATCAATGGAAAGGAAGTCCTGATACCAACGGTAGTTAACGGGCGTGTGGTTTCGGATAAAGAAGCCATCGACCATTACTTAAAAACCGGGAAACATCTTGGTGTCTTTAGCACCCCTAAAGAGTCCAGCGCTTACGCTGAGAAGCTGCACCAAATGGAAGCTCAAAGGATCAAGAAGGCTCGCGGTGGATACACTCTTGCTGAAGAACTCTTGCTAAGGCGTTACGCAAACAGGTAGAGTCAAGCCCATGAAAAAGAAGGACAAGTACATTCCAGTCCAAATAGAAGACGGGATATGGTACCGGGTCCGTGGGTACACACACTCGGAGTGCTGTGACTGTGCGTTGGTGCACAAGGAAGAGTATCGACTTGTAGATGGCCATCTGGAATGGCGTGCATCTCGGGACGATAAAGCAACCAACAAGCGCCGCAAGGAACTAGGCATAAAGGTGGATCGTGCCGACAAAGGTAAATGATTCTGAATTCATCGAAGCTTGGAAAAAACTAAAGAGCGCCAGTAAAGTTTCAGAGTTCTTCAAGATGGACGTACGAGCCATCCGAGCCAGAAGAAGAACCATAGAAATCAGATACGGAATATCGCTGCCGTCTGAGAGTAAAGGTCTAGGAAATAGCTGGCGAGCACAAAAAGGGCAGATACTGGATAAAATCGCAGAGCATCGGTCCAAGGTCTACAAGCATGTGATGGACTACGAGCTGCACGATGGTGTGGTTCTTGTGGCATCGGATGCGCATTACTGGCCCGGTATTGTTACTCCCGGACACGAAGCCTTTTGTAAGTTAGCCAAGCAATTAAAGCCTGCAATGGTGGTGCTTAATGGCGACATCTTGGATGGCGCTCGCATTAGCCGTCACGCTCGGATCATGTGGGAAAAGCAGCCCGAGCTGAAGGACGAGATCCACACCGTTCAGGATCGCTGCGCTGAGATTGAAAGAGCCGCTCAAGGTGCTAAGTTAATCCGCACCATTGGTAACCACGACAGTCGATTTGAGAACTACCTGTCTGGTCGAGCTGGCGAGTTTGAAGAGATGGTAGGTACGACGTTGCTCGACTATCTCCCGCGTTGGGAGGCTGGATGGGCGTTGCATCTAAACCGCGAAGAGGATGGCTGGGTCTGTATACGGCACCGTCCGGTCGGAGGAGGCATTCACTCTTCGTACAACTCAACCCTCAAGGCTGGGGTGTCCTATATCCACGGGCATCTCCACAAGCTTCAGGTTACGCCGTGGGCGGATTATCGCGGTCGCAGATATGGCGTAGACACCGGGACTCTTGCGGAACCATACGGGCCGCAGTTCAACTACACCGAGGCTGGACCGGTCAACTGGGCATCGGGCTTTGCCGTTCTTACTTTTGTGGGCGGTAAGATGCTTCAGCCGGAACTGTGCGTCGTCGAACATGGTAAGGCTTGGTTCCGGGGTAAAGAGGTCTAGGGGAATCTTACACCCTCTGAGCCGACCTTTTGGTTCTGAAGCGACTCAACGTATGCCGTGATGATGGCTTCGATGAACTCATCAAACTGGTCGGGTTTGAACTCCAAGAAGTTATAAACCCCACAGGCTTCGATGAAGTAACCCGCAGCCGCAGCGGCATCGTTCAGGGCAATCTTTTCGTTTGGTGACTTGTCGATCATATAGTCATCCATGCAACGCATTGAACAAAAGCGAGCCTTGGTTTTGAGTACCCCCGGCGGCGGCAGATACAGGAACCCCCGTGCCTCCCGCTTGCACACCGGGCATAAACCGAAACTCGACAATCTCTGTGTACTTGCCATTCTTACGAACCTGAATCTCGGTGGGCTTCATTAGGGAATCTGCCTTCGCAATAGCGTCTACGGTCGTGCCGGGGAGAATGCCGGGGCCGGTCATACGCTTGCGCCACCACTTGAGAGCCTTATCACGGGGGTAACCCTTATGGTCGAAGCACACCCATTCCCGATAAATCTCCAGCCCAGCGCGATATTCAACCCGCATGGAGTCAGGCTTACCGGGCTTCTTGTGTATCCGATAAGTGACAGAGTTGACCTTGACCCATTCGGCGGGTGCGCTCGCACTCATCACCGGCAGCGTCGTAGCCGTCTGGTCGATAGCCGGAGCTGTGGGTGGCCATACGTAGCCGCAGTCAGGACACTCGGAGCACCCCGCAAAAACGATGCTCATGCACTTGGGGCAGTCCTTGGTCGGCGCTACGCCTTCTCCGGTCGTTTGGCGGGGCTTCTTGGGGTTCACCCGATCTACCGGACCGTGCCGTGCAATGTTCCCCGCAAAGTCCAAAACCAAGCAGTCTGACTTACCCGGCGAGTTACGCATCCCGCGTCCCATAATCTGTATATACAAGCCGGTTGACTGAGTGGGTCGCAGCAGTGCAAGCAAATCTACAGCAGGGGCGTTAAAGCCGGTTGTGAGCACCCCCATGGACGCAATAGAACGGATTCTCCCGGCCTTGAAGTCACGCACGATACGATCCCGCTCTGCGTCAGGGGTATCCCCGAAGATCGTTTCACAACTGACCCCATAGCGTCTGACAATGTTGGCTACGTCGGTAGCGTGCTGAACCCCGGCGCAGAAGATCAGCCAAGACTTTCTCTCGGCTCCGAACAGTACGATTTCCCGCACGATGGATTCATTCACATCAGCACGATTAACCGCACGCTCCAGCTCACCGGGCACAAACTCGCCACCCCGGACACTGACGCCGCTAACGTCAAGGCGCGTCTTGGGCTGCTTGGACATCAACTTGGTGAGATAGCCCTGCTCCACCATGTCTTTCAAATCGGCTTCGTATGACACGCCGTCGAACAGGCTATCGTTTCCAGAGTGCAACAATCCAGAATCCAACCGATATGGCGTGGCAGTCAATCCAATCACCCTGACATGAGGGTTCATAATCTTCAGGTTGTTGAGGAACTTCTGGTACATCGTATTGGTCTTACGAGGAATCAGGTGCGCTTCATCCACCAGTACCAAGTCCACCTTCACGAACTTGGATGCCTTCCGATGCACCGACTGTATCCCACAGAATACGATTGACGGGTCATAGTCCCGCTTCTTTAGCCCAGCCGAGTTGATGCCAGCCGGAGCTTCGGGCCACAAACCTTTTAGCTCTTCGTAGTTCTGACGGATCAATTCACGAACGTGCGTCACAACCAAAATCTTTGTATCTGGCCACTGCGCTAAAACGCGCTTACAAAAATCTGCGATGACAACGCTTTTACCAGTACCCGTAGGCAACACGATCAGAGGATTACCTTCTTGCTCTTGGAAATACCGAAGAGTGCTATCTATCGCTTCTTGTTGATAGGGTCTGAGTGTAATCACGAATCTAACTCCGGTTTTGGGCATGACTGAACAATTGACATTGCCACTTGTTTCACTCGTTCTAATTCACCAACGGCTTGAGCCATGATGAGAGCGTAGGCATAGCAATCCAGAGCCTTCATAACGATTTCTAAATCGTCAGCGGTCAGCAGCATGGTTGCGTCTACTTCTACCTCGTCCTCATCTATTTCGATTTGTCGATCCATACAACCCCACCCCGCAGTGAATACTCAACCCAGTTAGGACCCGAGTTTATCTGTTCGCCGGGGATCAGGTCAGGGACAAAGAGATGGTTCTCGCAGCCTTTGATTTGTGCGTCCATGTCTAAGTCCGTCTTGTGCAGCTCACACTTCCAGCCGCCCGTTTTAAGCGGAGTGCTATGTAAGCAAGTACGGCAAGACTTATGACGCGGCATATCGTCGCCATGGCACATACTGTGGAAGTTGCAGTACTTACACTCATGCCACGCTGGGTCAGATGAAACCTTACTGGCCGGTCTTGGTGAGAAAATGATGCGCTTGGCCTTCTCAATAAACTTCTCGGCTTCGCCCTGATCGTACTCAGTGACAACGCTCGTAATGTCGCGCACACCGGCAGAGGCAGCGGTCAGATAATGTTTCGGCGCATTGAAGAAGTGCATATAGATCTGAGCTTGTGCGTAATACACATAGTCCCAGTTCTTCAACGCTTCAGATTCGTTCTTGATTTTGAGCGACACCAGCTTCTTGTACTTGATGTCGTTAATGACTTTGCATTCCCAGACGTAAAGCGTGTCTGGATCTTGGATCAGGCCCGTAATCAGCCCGTCGCAGTTACCGCGAAAGTGTCCGCCTAGCGACTCAAAGGAGTGCTGAACACCGGGTTCCTTTTCCGTGGAAAGATCTAGCCCCGCTACCTTGCGGAGTAGGTCTGCAACTACCTGTTCACCCCGGTGCCCATCGTTAATTCGACGTAGCCCAGCGGCCTCAATAAACCCTCGCTTGACCCAACGGAAATTTAACCACAGTTTGCGGTCACATACATCCCCAATAGCCGATGCCCCTAGATAATTCCTAGGGCGACTTTCTTGCTCGGCTTCCAAGGCAGCGTCAACCGCCTTCAAAGTGGGATCTTCAAAGTCTGGAATCTTAACCATGGCCCCTCCAAAGGGAGGCGTGACACCCGGAAGTAGTGGGGTTGGGCAGAGGTAAATGCCCTCCGGATGCCACGCCTCTTTACTTACTTCTTATGCCGTTCCCAAGGTTTGGGAGCAGCACCCGCAGGAGCCGCCGGAGCAGCCGTTTCCGTCGCCACAGGAGCATTCACCCCGTAGTACGCCGGACGCACTTCCAGCTTGCCTTGCTTGTTCTCTTTGTGCGTGATGACCACTTTCAGCGCCTTGTTGTGCAACTGAACCGAGTCATTCGGCAACGACGAAAAGTTCAAGGCCGAGCAAATGTTGCTCAGAGTCTTACGAGCAATCTTCACCGCCGTCTCGTTCTTGTTAAAGAGATTCAGGCGATCCCAGAACTTGCGACCGACATACTTCGGCCCGAGGATTTCAAACTCCAGCCAGAGGTACTGACCGTCGCCCATCTTCGTATCGCGAAGCTCCGAGTTGATGATGTGCATCTGGTACTCGCCAACCGGCAGAATCTCAGGTGCGCCGTCGCTGATGTTTTCAAAGTCAGCAGGATTCAAATTAAGCAATGCCATGTTATTACTCTCCGATCACGTTGTTCATAGAAGTGCCAAGCGCCTCTGCAAACTTGGCGTATTCAAGGGGAAGTTGATCCGGCAACGGCCAGCGGGACTTAGCCTGCCAACCCGGACGCTCTTGGGTGTACAGCACACGATTACCGCTACCGACAGCGCGAGTGACCTTCTGGTTGAAACCCACATCACTTTTCACAGTGCTGTACTGCTGGTTCGCAAACATCAGGATGTCGCACCATTCGCTGATCAGGCTTGCGCTGCCATGATGCAGGTCCAACTGGTAACGGTCATACGGGTCAGCCAGCGGGTCATCAAAACGCTTTACTTGCGTATGTGCCAGCAGGATGACTTGCATATTCTTATCGGAGCGGAGGTGATCCAGCCCTTCCAGAATCTGCTTCCAGTAATCCGTTGCCGCCTTGTAGCCGCGACCGTAGCCGATGGCGTCGATGGTAGCCACGTTGTTGTCCTTGGCAACACGCTTGTGAACCAGTTGCTCAGCCCAGTCAGCCGAGTCAATCACAACGGTTCCGAAGTCGTGATCTTCCTGAGCCAGTGATCCAATCGCATCTATGATCTCTTCATACGATTGGCACAGCGGGAAGGCCGTGACGTTTATTGCATCCAATCCTTCCTCGGTTTGAATGAAGACAGGATTCGGTGCTTGGGCGGCGAAAGTGGACTTACCGATACCGTGAGTTCCGTACAGAACAATTCGGGGCGGTCGTGCTACGCCGGTCTTTCTCAAACTTTTAAGTGATATGGCCATCTCAAGCTCCCATTACGATAGATACAGTAGTTTTAGCGGGTTCAACAGTTAAAGCGGGTGACAACACTTTGTAGAGTTGCGGCTCGTTGTTCGCGAGGTACTTGACCCCGGTTACATCCAAGGTTCGCTTTACTGGCCACAACGTCTCTGGAATCTTGCTCGACACTTGGTCAAACAACTCCCAGTCAATCTTGCGATTGATACGACCGGTGATCGTGACTTTGTAGCTGCCAACAGCATGGGTTTTGCTGCCTTCCTCTCGTTTGCCTAGTACGGCTACGAGTTCCTCTTCTAGTGCTATCCGTCTTTCTTCGGCTTCGCGTTCAGCTTGCTTAGCCTTGAAAAGATCATCTGCTATTTCAAACTCATTTCGCATATTCAGGGTTCCTCGTTCAGTGTTCAAAGTTCAGGTTTCAGTGTTCAGTCGGTTACCCGACGAAATGGACTCTACACCCCCTTGTGACGGTTTGCAAGTGCTGGCATGATGTCACCATGGAAACACAAATTTTATCTCTTGCAGAGTGGCTGGAAGAGAACAACTTGACACACGAAGAGTTTGCGCTTATGTGCGGCTGTACTCGCGCTGCCGTGACCCGGTGGGCCAGTGGTTCCAGAGCGCCATCGCCTAAGTGGTTGAAGGTTATTGAGCGCAAGACCAAGGGTCAAGTGGGTATAGCGATAGAAGGCCGTTTAACCGAGGGAGAACGCATCTATTTAAGCCTTCGGAAACAGGGGCTTACGCTATCTGCTGCGGCGAAAAAGATACGCATTCATCGCAATACTTTGGCTCGTTTTGTGAGCGGCCAAACAGATACGCCGTCAAACATTGTTGAACGTATATATAAGGTAGCGGGGTTGAAATGATTGACTTAGTGATTCATGGGAAGCCTGTGGGCAAGGCTCGTCCCCGATTTAGCCGTCGCGGAAATAAAGTCGTGACGTTTACGCCGAGAGAAACGCAGATTTACGAACAAAACGTAAAGTCTTTGGCTCAGGTTGCGATGATCGGTAAGGCCATGCTAGAAGGGCCAGTCAAAGTCACTATTACAGCGTACTTTGCACACAAGAAAAAAACGGGGTGGCACATCTCTCGTCCTGACATTGATAACGTCGTCAAGGCGATTCTGGATGGGCTAAATGGCGTTGTCTTTGCTGATGACGCAGTGGTAGCACAGCTCGTTGCCTCAAAGCATTACGGCGAGGAGCGGGTAGAGGTTCAAGTAGAAAATGTCTGACAATTACGTAGAAAAATACGGCGAGAAGCTCGTCGATGGCGGCTATCGCATCATTCCAATTATGCCGGGTACAAAGCGCCCCGGTCGTTGGGATGGCGAAAAGTGGGGTGAGCTTTCACGCTGGACTGAGATGAATGCCCAGCAAGTCCATGTCGATTTGTGGTCTAAGTGGCCCGGTTGCGGCATCGGCATTCTGACCGGTGAAGTGGTCGCGATTGATATCGACATTCTGGATGAGTCGATTGCCGTTGCCATCGGGGAGATTTTCCAAAAGAAGCTCGGTCGAACCGATCTGATACGAATCGGCAAGTCACCCAAGGCACTTTACCTTTACCGGACATTGGAGCCTTTTACCAAAATTTCTCTGCACCCGATTGAGGTGCTGGGTCAAGGTCAGCAATTCGTTGCATACGCTACGCATCCCGAAACCGGCAAGCCCTACAGTTGGCCGCTGGAATCGCCTCACCAGATGCCCGTAGAGTCGTTGCCGATTGTAACCCGTGAACAGGTCATGGAGGCTGCGGAAGAGGCTTACAAGGCGCTCCCGCCGTCAATGCGACGTACTCGGCTCGTCACTACGGTTATCCCCGACAAAGACGCTAAGACTTCGTATGACGGTCTGGTGGGTACACTCGCTGCCGTTGAGGATGCGCTCAAGTTCATTCCGAATCCCGACCTTTCGTGGGATGACTGGAACCGTATCGGCATGGCGATTTATTGCGCTACGGAAGCCAAGGGTCTACATATCTTCGACCAGTGGTCACGCGCATCTGGCAAGTACAACAGCAGCGAAACAACTCAGCGTTGGGAGCATTACAGCAAATCGCCGCCTTCCAAGATTGGTGCAGGTACTCTGTACTATCACGCACAGAAGAATGGCTGGCTCCCACCGCCGCACTTGGATTTGAATCCCATCAAGCCCGTTAAGATTGATCTGACTGGACTCAAAGAACCTAAGCGACTACCGAAGAGCACCAAGGAAAATTTCCCGAATGACTGGTTCACTAGCCCGTCATTGGTAGGGCGAGTCGTTCGCTGGATCAATTCAACGTCGCAGCAACCCCAGCCGACTTTCGCGCTGATGAATACGCTCTGCATGTTCGGGGCTATGTTCGGGCGACGGTACGCCATGGCGCATCTCAATACACGCTGCAACCTGTTTGCTATTGCCGTGGCTAAGCCCGGTGCGGGTAAGGATCACAGTCGCCAGCGCGTGAAGGAGCTTATGGCTGCGGCAGGATTGCACCAGTTGATCTGCGGTGATCGCTTCAGCTCCGGCGTGGCCATCTTGCGAACGCTGTTTGAGTTTCAGTCGCGCATCTCGCACTTAGATGAAATGGGCTTATATCTTCAAAGCCTGACTGCCAAGAACGCAGCGAGTCACCAGCGAGACATCATCAAGACATTGCTTGAGGTGTACTCCAGCAGCAGCGGCATGTATCACGGCCAAGAGTACGCAGACTCGACCAACCGCGTTCGCCTCGACATCAACCAGCCTAACTTCAACTTCTTCGGCACTACGACTCCGAGAACCCTGATCCCCGCGTTGAACTTCGACATGGTGGATAACGGTACGCTGAGCCGTATCTTGATGGTTCCACCGTTTGAGGATTATCCAGACACGCAGATTCCGCAGATGACACCGCCGCCTGAAGACATCGTGAAAGACATGATGGACTCTTACAACGTCGTGCCTGCGGGTGTTGGCAATCTCACCAACATGCCATCGCTCCCCAACTCTCCGGTCGTGCCCATGATCGTGCACTGGGAAGAAGCCGCGTTTGAAGAGTACAAGCTCGTCCGAGAATGGCAGGTCAAGCAGTCCCGTGGCGACGATGCTCTCTGGGTGCGCTACGGTGAAATTACGGTCAAGCTCGCCATGATCGAAGCCATTGCGCGTGATCCCATCTCGCCTACGGTGACGTTTGAAGTCTTTAAGATGGCGAATGATTTGGCTCGTTGGTCGTTCAACTACACCGCTGACTTGCTGGTTCGGGAAGTGGCTGAGAACGAAATCGAAGCCTCGCACAAGCGCGTCCTGAACTTTATCCGCAAGCAAGGGGAACTCGGAGCCAGTAGCACCCAGCTCGCTAAGTCGCTCCAAGGCATGAAGGCTCGGGATCGAAACGAAATCCTACAAACGCTTTTGGAGTCGGGCGACATCGTAGAGGATGTCATCAAGAAGGATGGTCCGGGTCGGGATCGCCGCGTCTACAAGATCAGAGGGAAGTGAAAAAAATGCCCCGGCGGAGCAAGAGCTACAACACCGGGGCCAAGTCTCTAGGAGAATAGAGATAGCACGGGGGGATCTTACCCCCTCGGATCTTTTCCTGCAAGCCATGAGACGTACCAGAGGGTTTTACGGGCGTCTTGCTCTACGGCGTCCTTATGGCCAAGCCGCCACAGATAGGCAATCGCTGTCCCCTTCAGGAACCCCCGCCACTCATCCTCGGTCAAGGCAGACTTAATGGCGTCGATAGCCTCAATCTCACCCTTCTTGTAATGGTTCGGGTTTATCGGATCGCTCATCGGATTTTCCTTTCTTTTTGGCCTTTCGTTTGGCGTGGCTAAGTTTTGCCATTCGCTGGTAATGCTCTCTAGATCTTCGCTTCTTATCGCCTGTAGCAGAGCTTCCGCCTCGGCTTCCGATAGACGCCAAGTATTCTCGGATTGCATCTTTATCCCCTTCCATTTCTTAATAACTCCAACTCAGTCTTCAAAAGATTTAATTCCATTTGGATGACCTTGTGCTCATCCCAGAGTCCGGCCTTGTGGACGTTGTTCAAAGCAACCTCAACCTTTTTGGCTTGGCTTTGACCGTAGCCCCATGGCGCGGCTCGTAGTTCTTCTGCCCATGCTCCGGGCGGGGATTCTCTATCTATTGTCATGGATCATTCCCTCCACCACTTTTGTGACTTGTTCGATGACGTTATCCCAAGGTGCAATCATGTTGTCCCTCGGGAAGACTCGGATGCTGGGATACCACAGGCTCCGGTCGCCATCTTTGTTACCCCAGTACCAGAGCTTATTCGCATCCATCAACAGCACCGGTCGTCCCAGCGCCCCGGCCAGATGCACAGTCGAGCTACTGATAGCTACGATTACATCGCACATCTGACACAGCGCAGCGAGGCCGTCGATGTCTTTGTATAGATCCACCGAAGTCGTGACGATGTTTGTGCCGTGCTGCTGGTTGAAATAATCGACCGCCTTTTTGTCGCTGCCGTATTGCAGGTTCACTAGGTTCACATCCTGCTTCATGATCGGCAGGAGCTGCTCAAGGTTGACGCTCTTATGAGGTCCGATCTTGATGGCTGCGCTCACCCACGATAGACCCACAGTCAACTTGTTCGGGTCGAGTCCTGCTTCTTCGCGATACTTCTTCACCAACTCCGGGTCGGCCTGCAAGAAGTTCCGCGCTGCGTACTTCTGGATGTCGTCCTTCTCGTTGATGAACGACCAGCCCACACTCGCGAACGGAATCTGTTCCTCGTGCAGCGCAGCCGGTACCTGATCGCTGTTGGCGATGAAGTCAATGTCCGGCATCGAAGTCTTGAAGATCTTGATCAAGCGCGGGTCAACCATCGCGGTGACCTTATCGGTTCGCTGCCGGATAGCGGGTAACAGAGAGCCATAAATGATCTGATCACCGATGCCCTGCTCGCCCCACACCAACACAGACTTGGCTTTGGACTCCAAACTCCATTGCGGTTTCTGGGTTACGAGACGGCGGCTCTTGAACCGGTCGCTCCGCCAGCGCGTTTCATACAACGGCCAGCCTTCTTTGAACTCGTTCTGTTGCAGTAGAAGTAACCCGAGAATCCACTGTGCGTTCGGATCGTTAGGTTCAATCTCGTTTGCTTTGCGGAAGTTCTCCAGCGCCTCGTCCCACCGTCGCATCTCCCAACTGGCTGCACCTCGCTGGATGTATGCATGTAGATAGTCCTGTTTGATCTTAAGCGCAGCCGTGAAGTCTTCGATGCCAGCGTCATACTTCTGCTGCTCGCTCTTCACGATGCCACGATTCACCAGATCATCTGCCGTGAGTTTGCCGCGCTTCTCGGCTGCGTTGTAATACTGCTCCGCTCCCGCAAAGTCCCGCTGGATCTGTAACAGTCGAGCCTTCGCCCGGTACGCTACGATGTCCTTTGGGAACAGAGTGATCGCGTAGTTGCAGAGATCCATCGCCTCGGCGTACTTGCCAGCTTGGAACTGCTCTTCGATTCTCTTGATGACTTTTTGGTACTTGTTCATATCGTCGATGCCACGGCCATCCATTCCTTGCCGTACTCCACATGAGTCCAATCCTGAAACCACGGACCACCTCGGGTCATGTGTACTGCTATCGGATTGGGGCAGTCGTTCTTGGTGTACCAACCTTCTAAGTAGTTATATGCAATCGGCAAGTGTCCGATCACATCGTCAGATAACCACTCAAACCGGTGAAGATAACTCGGCGTCGCGATGTTCACAATCTCTGGCGTTAAGCGTTTAACTTGTTCATGCTCACAGTTCAGGAACATGAAACTAGACCAGTTCTTTCGGGGGTAAACGTGTTGCGCTTGGTTGTTCATTTTGACCGTTTCGGTAGGCCGGTAATCGTGCGGTACTACGAAGCACGCTTTTGCCCCGTCGGCGTAGTCAAGCAGAGTCGCGATGTCCCCCCGGAAAAGAAAATCGCAGTCTACAAAGACTGCCCAGCCGGTGTACCCCGCGAGGTGTGGAGTAAGAAACCGCGTGAGGCTGAACTCCGTAGACGCGAGCGTATCGACCCCACGCCAATAGATACCCTGCTCGCGCAGATCGTTTTGCTTTATGGGGGTGATGTCGAGCGGGACTGAAGTGTGAAGCTCAAGCGACTTCTTGCATACCTCATACGCTGCCTCTTCGCGGCTGTCCCAGCCAATAAAGACTTTAAGCATTGAGGAATGCCTCCTTACGAGCGGGTCCTTTGAAGTGCAGAATCTTGGGTACGTGTCCCCCAATAACACGCTCCGGTAGACAGGCATATTCGCTCTCCTCCATCTCGCCAACGAGGTGCGTATATAGCATGTGCGAGTAGACCTTGAGCGCCTCCTGATCTCCGTACCACGAGCGCAGATTCTGATCCATGAATCCCATCAGGATCGCCATGCACTTCCACGCATGGTAGTTGCTCGTGATCGTCGCGCAGCCGAGATAGGGGTACAGCGTACCAAGCGGGATGTTGTGGTATTTCTTAAACACCCCACCTCGTTGCTCGCCGTTGAATCCCATATCACGATCAAACGATCTGCGACAGAAGATCACTTCTTTGTTACCCAGAATCGCCTCTGGGTTAACCGGTAGAACGAACAGCATGTCGGTGTCGATATACATAGCAGGCTTTGTTAGCCGTGCCTCTGCAAATGCGCGGGTACGCCAGTACATGATCTGCGCGGGATCGCCTTTAGAGTATTTGTACTCGTCCACGCCCTCGACCTTCGGGGTGGCGTCATCCGTACACATGATGACTTCGGCATCGGGCATTACATCTTTTAATGAAGCCACCATCTTGGTCGGGAAGGTAACGTCTGCTCCGACATGAAAGAAAACGAACCGGCTCATTGCTCCTCTCGCTCCTTCAGCATGGCGTCGGCTACTCGGTAAGCATCTCGCGCAAGGCTATAGATGTTCGGGTGCGCCCCGTCTTGATGCCCCGCAAGGATTCCCTGAACAGCGGCTGCTGCAAAGTAATCCCGCAACTCCATACCGTAGGCTGCGCTATCGTCCTTCTTACTCATACTTCCTCTCCTAGCGGATCTTTCAATACGATGACGGCTGATGCAGCAGAGACATCCTTGTACTTCAAGAGTGCCTGCGCTGCCTGTTCTAGTGTCTGCTGGCGGATCAAGACCGCGAGCTTGCAGATAATCTGCGCGTTGTTCTTCGGACCACCTTCTGGAGTCTGATCAAACTCTTTAGCAGTCTTTTCAACGAACTCCCAGTTGAAAACATCCAGCGTTCCTTTTGGTCCGATCTTGCACCAAGTCTCTTCGTCAGTCTTGGTCTTTGGCGGATCAAGATAATCAAACTCTTCGCTCATACTTCACCTTTGCGAATGACTAAAAGTTGAGGGTAGTAACTAAACTCTGCAATCTGTCCACGCGCATCAACGATCCGCATGATCTGATCCATAAACGACATCACCGTTTCGCGACTGTTGACTGCTTGCGCGTCGAAGTATTGACGGAACTGGTTGGTGTAGGCGTCGTTGTAAGTACACTTCAAATCTTCGATGACGTAATACCCGCCGGGTCGGATTTGATCCCACACGTTCCCAAACATCTCGACCATCTGTTCAGAAATGTGGCTCGCGTCATCAATGAACAAGTCATACATCGCGTCATCGGGCGGTGCGTTCTTGCACAAGTCGAGTATATGAATGTCTACGTTCGACAGGTCTTTACACAGGCTCGCGCACTCCTCGCGGATGTCGAAGCCCGTGATGTTCGATGCCGGTAGGTAATGCGCCCACATGTGGAGTGATGCGCCACACGCTACACCGGCTTCGGCTATCTCGAACACGCACTTGTGCCGGGGCTGTCCCTCGGTGCGGATCATCTCGGCTACGATGCGCTCGTATACCTCTGTATAGCAATGCTTTACATTGCCCTTGTCGCTGCCGAATAGATCCGCCAGCCCAGTGAGCGTCATCTCTTTCAGATTCACCTCGCCCGTGTCGGGGATGTATTCCTCGGGCTTTACAATGTCTAAGTAGCGGCGTACTCCGCCTCGTGCCATTGGATCGTTCATGGTTCTACCTCCCACTTGATGCCGCTTTCTTTTAACATGTCATCAGAACGTGTTAATGATTTGGCTTGCTCGTTAACATGACCCCTCGCACGGATGGCAACGGCGCAGTAAAGCGGGCCAACATCTGGTAATGATCTAGCGTCCTCACACACCTTCGCACACGCCTCACGCTCGGCTGCGGCAACGAGGGCGGCGAAGCATTCCAGCTGCTCGACTGTAGTAAACCTAAAATCAAACGGGTTAGGGTTGCTATGCGTGATGATGGCCTCTTGAGCCATCGCGATAATGTCGTCGCGGTTCATAACTTCGCCCCGTAATAACGTCCCACCAACTTGAATGCGTCGATGTGCTGCTTCAGTTCAGCCAGATCCGCTGCCTTATCAGAGCTGAATATGTACATCTGCTTCCCTGCCTTGCGATCCCTGTAATCTCTCTGAAGCGACTTCAAGGTGATCTTTAATTCCGCTGCCGTGATTTCTTCAAGCAAGTCGGAGCTAACTTCAATCTTCATATCTGCTCACCTTGCTTCCACAGCACGTAGTCGTACTGCTTGATCCCTCGGCGTATTGCGGTGCCGATAACGGACTGACGGATGCCCCACTCTTGTACGAGATCTTTGTAGCGCACTCGCTCATTCTCTTCTCTAGCTAACTTCTTGCGCTTCAGTACGATCTTGTACTGCTCAAATGACAGGCGCGGGTTGTAGCGCGAGATCTTGGTGTATTCGCTCACAACACTCGCCCTGCTGCAAAGCCCAACATCAAGCCCAGAACGAACACCATGATCTCAATAAAGATCATCTCGCCTCGCTCTCTGGCCTTCTCAATTTCCATGGCGTCAAGCTGTGCCAGTAGTTTGGCAATCTCTTCCATTTGCGCGTCTTTTGAAGTGCGCGGTTTAGTTTCTATTCTCACCAGTAGTTCCCTCCGCTGCGTCGGCGTGAGCAAGCCCAGTTCGGCTCCGGGACACTCGCCCATTCTCGGTATGCTTCTGCCTTGCGGCGCTTAATCCAATCTAGGATCGTGATCCAGATATTCATTGCTATCAGTCCTCGCTAGTTCTATTTCTAGTAAGCGTATTTCTCTTTGATGATCTTTTATCCGCTGCCACAGCCAATCGACTTTTCGCACTCGGCTTTCGACCAAGCCAACTCTTGGGTCGGGCTGCTCTCCTTCCTGCTTCAACCGCATCACACAACTCCCTTATAAGACGATGAACCTTCGCCATCTTGATGCGCTGCTTCTTGGTTTCTAAATACCGTAGCGACTCCTCTACCGTAGTCGGTCGATGCCGCTTTGAGCGCATGAAATGGCACTTGCCTTTGTGCTCCGTCTGACAGGTCGGGCATAACTCCACCGGCTTCGGCGGTATACCCCAAGACTGTCTAAAGTCACTCATCAGTCTCCTCACACTCTTCTTCGTACTCGTCGATGTTCTCGCTGCCACAAGAGGGACACACCTCCTGTTCGAAGTAACTCACGGCATAAGAGCCATGCGCGTCGTAAGCATCCCAAGTTTCATTTATGTCAGGCTCGTCAAACTTCGTATCGCATCTCAAGCAGGTGAACATGGCGGCTCCTCCCACAGTTGAATAGAACCGCTGCCGCAGTAGGGACACACCTCTTTAATCAGTTCATGGCTACCCAGTTCCTCAGAGAAGTGATGCGTCTCTTTCAACTCACGATACTCAGGCTCGTCAAAGCCCTTCAAACAACTACGGCAGCGGTACTTCATGCAAATAACTTCGCTATAAAGTGATTCACCATCCGCAGAGCCGCTTCGCTCTCCGCTGCCATCTGCTTTGCAGTCTCCTGCGCCGCTTTCTCTAACTGTTCCTGCACCTGTGCATATTCTTGATACGCACGATCTAACTCTTGACTCTCTTGCTCGTTGTCCATGTGCGTCCCTCCTCGGAACACTATTGGTATATACAACCGGCTTGCTCAGGTTACGCTCCGCCGATATAAGACGCAACCCCCTTGCTTACTGCGCTACAAATCGCAGCATATTCGGGTGAATCATTAGCGCTGTCTTGCCGCCTAATCGGGGGTACACCAGTATGTGGGGAGAAAATCGACTGCTTAAAAACAAAGTCGCATTAGCTACGCCCTTCTCGACCCCCTCAAAGTCGTCCAAGATAATCAGCGCGTTCGGGTTCAACTCGCACATCAGATCCACATCATCAGGGGATAACCGCCCGTCGATGTAAAAGCAGTCAATGTGCTGCTTCTTGAATACGAATTGCTCTTCACAAGGCCAGTCAATTAACTTGCGAAACATCTGCGTCGATGTCGTCTTCGGGAATTGCTCCAAGGCAACCCCAATGTCGCCCAACCGAATGTCGTTAGACGCATCACAGGTATAAATAACGCCCTGCCGCATCCCCGCAGCCAGAGCCTTGGTGGATCGCCCGATATATGTCCCCACTTCAGCCACCGATACTGGTCTGAAATAGTTAGCAATAGCGCGTAGCTCTCCCATGTCCATCGCCGTCAGGGAGCCAGTTTGATAGTCGGCCTGTATCTGCAAGCCCTCGTCGTCAGGCAACGGCATCGGGGTAATCCCATCAGGGGCAATCGCTCCCCATACCGCAGCCGAAAGAGTCATTCGATTTATTTTCAACGGATTCACTTGGGTTCCTCCAATATCTGCCCAACGTATTTAGGAATCTCTTGGGTGTGAAAGTAAGACTTGCCCCTCGGATGCGGGTTGTTCGGATCGTATGCCGCCCAATACACCACATCCCTCCCCGTTGCCGTTACTTGGCAGAGCAGGGGCATATTCTTGGTGTCGAGCCAATGCTTATGCTCAAAGATCGTTCCGCGCTTCATGCGTCTCCCCCCGCGTGGTCAGTCTCCAAATAGTCCAATGCGGCCTCGTGCATCCGATCACGCTCGGTTTCGTTGCTTGTGTAATACAGGATGAAGTTATCCAACACTTCCAGATGTTGCGTCAGGGTGAGTGTTACCCCACCCGATACCTTCCAGACGGGTTCGGATCGCTTGCTGTAATTCGGCGGCGGGATTAGGTCGCTCATGCGGCCTCCTCGCAGTCTTCTACTTCTTCCAATACAACCTCATGCCAGTCGTGTTGATCGTCACGATGCTCGTCGTCGCAGTCGTTCCAATCGCCATCCAATAATTTCTCACGCGCTTCTTGTTCGTTCTCTGCATACAGCCAAATCGTTCTCATGGCGCGGATCGTGACGGGGACAGAGAATTTGTAGAATTTCTCGCTCATGCGACTTCCTCCACGCGCAGGGTTTCTTCTTCGTAGTCCTCTAAGTCGTCTGTTAAATCGACCGTGAAGTCTTCATGCGCTAACACTTGAGCAGCGTCCTCGTCCTCCGCCTCCACTCGCAGGGTTTTAACTACGGTCGCTCGGATCGTCACGTTGTAGAGTTTCATGCGGCCTCTCCCGTTGCTTTGATAATTGCGGCTGTAAAGTGATTGTTCCATTCGTTGAAAGACTGTGGATCGCCCAAGCCTTTTTGCCAATCGGCGCGTACACGCTGTAGTTCTTTAATTAATCGCTCGGCTTGATACAAACCTTCCTCTTTTTCGTATGAGTATTCGCTGCTCATCGCATACCAATACTTTTCCTCTCCGTCCTTATAAAAGTTTGACACTTTCATGCGGCCTCCCGCTTTTCTTTAACGTCTTCGATAAAATCTTCAGCATGGACAACACCGCAATCGGTAAAAGCCTCGTCGTCGTCGTCCCATGTCTCGACGGCTATATCGTGCGCTTCATCCGGCGTGTCGGCCTCCACTTCGATTTGATAGATTCGATGCTCAACTCGGCAAAGCGAAACAGTAAAGCGTTTCATGCGATCACCTCCACGCCCTCTGCATCAATACGCAATCGCTCAACAGGTTTTTCAGTAACGTCAAACACCTCCCAACCTGTTACCTCGTTGCCGATTAGTTCGTCGAATTGCCATTTCACGGGATGACAAAAACCCTCATCCCCATCTAATTCAATGTGGACTACAACGGCATACTTTTTCATGCTGCTACCCCTTGCGGAAAATCCGCGTCAATCGTTTGCAGTTGGTACTCGTAAGCCCAATGGTCGTTATCAAGTATGTAAACCAACTTACCGCGCTTGTCGGTCAGGCTTATAACTGTGGCGGGTTTCGGCGGCTCCGTTCCCCATGTCCCAGACCACATAACTCGTTGCCCTACTTGGTAGGCGTAATTTGTTTCTTCCACTTGTGCTATTCCTCTCAGTTGTTCGTTTGTTCGTTTATCTTCTTCAACTCGTCGCCGCACTTCTCACAATAGAAAGCCTTGAACGGCTCACCATCTAGGTCGGCGTAACACTTGCTCTCCGGCTCCCACTTGTTGCAGCAGATACAGAGAACATTCCACGGTAGCGTCGAATACTGTTTGAGTCGTTGCAGGTTCATACGCCCTCCTCGCAGTCTCGTTTGTGATACGGGCAAAGGTTGAGCCGATTCCACTCCTCGCGGGGAACCCTCACCAGTAAAGAATCATCGAAAACCTCGACAACCTCTGCTAATTCCAAAATGTCAAAGGCCAATTCAATTTGCTCAAAGTCGTTCACGATTGCACCCCCGTTGCCTTGTTGATAGCGGATCGAATCGCCGCCAGTTTTTTAGAAATGATGGGTTGTTGTAAGTCGTCGTCCTCAAAGCCGGACATAAAGATTTCAGCGTCTTGCAATGCCGCCAGAAGATCAGGAGCCGCTGCCATCAATAGCGCGGAGTTCTCGCTGCTTACTCCCTTAGCTACGGTACTCAGAGAGCGCGTGGAAATAACGTCATACGTCGGTGGTGAACCGCATCCATGAAAGTGTTTGAAGACTGACCAATTCATGCTACGGCTCCCAGAGCAGCGGATACCTGATGAGCCTTCATGCGGAAAATCTGCCCATCCGATATGCGAGTCACAACCCACCCGCATCGATTGCCTTGTGCTTTTTCGTTCAAGACGTAAGAAACGCCGCCGTAGTTAATTCGCATTCCCATGATCGGGCGCGGCTTGGATGCTTTCTTCTTCCAGTATTCGCGCACCGCTTCGCGCCATCGGGTTGCGCTATCGTTTAACGGCTCCGTTGCCGTATCAATCAGTCGCAGGGGGCAGTCGTAGTAGTAGGGGTGCATGGTTTCGTCCATATCTTTATATCCCCATAGACCGTTAGACTTGCCTAACAGAAACAGGCCAATCAGTCGTTTACCTTCGTGCGTCTCGAATTGCGCCCAGAGATGATTTCCCCGCAGCGAGTGATCGACAATCTTGGCGTTGCTGTATTGGTTCGGATTAAGCAGATGCTCGACTAGTGCCTCTTTCGAGGGCTTGAAAAATAACCAACCCATTTGTGCTACTCCTAGTTTGTGTTTGTGTTTAAGCCGCGAATTGATTGATGTTCAAGGACGCACCCCTAAAATCTCAATAGCGGCCAAAAAGTACCCGTCCCATGCGGCGAATGACTCTGGATCATTCAATGCTTTACGCCAATGGTTACGAGTACGTTCAATGCGTTCGGGCAATTCATCAGCCGTAAAATAGTTTTCTTGTAAGCACTCGAGTAAATAGTTGGCCTCATGCAAGGCTTCTTCTTTTTCGTAATCGTATGTTCCTGTGAAATCGGTAGTTAACACTTGCGTTACTCCTAGTTGTGCTTGTCTTAGTTTCGGCGGGTTAGCAGTCCCCGCCATTTGATATTTACACAAGCCGCTTGTGCTTGCAACAGTTCCAACATTAAGTTTTCGTAATGATTGCTTCTAACTCTGCAATCCGTTGCTTCAGTCGCTCAATTAGCGTTTCAGACATTCGCAGCCGAGCGTTGAGTTGCGCTGTTTCGTCTAATGCGTCTGGGATCATCACAAACTTAGTGCCGACCTTTCGCGCCCTGCCGAGTGCTACATATCTAACGAGAGATTGACGGGCAGAAATGGACTCGCCGCGCACCTGATCGCCAAACATCTCTTTGGCCTTTTCGTGTATCTCTCTAACCGTTGCGGGGTCGGAGAAAGTAGCGAGTGCTTCAAGATAAACGGTTTTATTCGCCATATAACATCCTCACATTTAAAAGCAAAAGTATAGACAAATGAACGAAAGAATTTTAAGCATTGAATTAAAACAATAGCAAGTATGTAGCGAATTGTGGGGATAGGTTCTTACGAAAGAAATCGGGCGTGTTGAATCATTCCGTTTTTGTAAGTTACTGATTAGACAGGGTGAATCGGGTTTATTTTCACGATTTTTAGATTGATTTGTTTCTTTCCTAGGCATACAAGAAAGAAAGGAAAGAGGGGAAAGGGGTAAAGAGAGGGGATATAGGAAAGAAATAAAAGAAAGGAGAGAATATATCTCTCTTATTACTAACTCTCTTTCTAATCAATCACTTACGAGCGTTCAATTCTTTCGTGTTGGTTCGTATATGTTCGTCGAAAGAAACAGCGCGGCAGGGTTCGGGTTGCTCAAGCAGGTAGCGGCCTATATACTCAAACACTAGGCAACGGGCTAACCATGGGAGCGCGTAAACATGACGGAGAAGACGCAAGAGGCAACGAACAAGCAGGGGGGCTACCTAGGTAGCGGGGTAGTCGAGAAAGCCGCTCAGAGCGTCCTAGAGCGTCAGGATGAGAAAGCCGGTGTTATACATAACCACAACACCAGTTCGGCCATAGCCACTATAAAAGACAATCGCAAGCATCCAGACGTAGCAGTTGCCCAGACAGTTGCTCAAATGGTGTTCGCAGGGATGACGCAAGACACGATAGCCAAAGTCCTAAAGATTGGCCTAGACACGCTTCACACTCACTACAAGCACGAACTCGACACGGGACAGGCAAGCATGGTGACCGACATTGCTCAGTCTCTCGCGCAACGTGCAAAGGCGGGGAGTGATACCGCTGCAATCTTCTTGCTTAAGACACGGGGAGCCGGAAAGTTTACGGAGCGCAACGGGATAGAACTAACGGGGAAAGATGGTGGAGCAATCGAGATCGCGCAACGTACAGAGATACTCCAGACTGTTAGCGGCTTACTGAATAAGGGGATTACGATAGACGGGGAAGCCGAACCCCTAGACTGAGCGCAAAAAAAAGGGGGAGAAAATCCCCCCCCTAGTGTTGAATTGTGGCGGCTTGTTAGGCGGCTTCGGTAACGTCTTCGGCTTCGGCTTTCCCCGTGAGCATTTCGGCGGCTTCACGCGCCAGACTCGCGGCTTTGAAAATGGCTTTCTTATCTTGCTTCAATACCGATAACCAGTTGTTAAGATACTGAGCGTGATCGACTCGCGGTTCGTTTGAAATACTGAGAGCAGCACAGCAAAAAGCCGCACCTAACTCTGCGACCAATTCTTCAAAGGCGTAGGCATTGCTTCCGAAATTGTTCAGAAGTTTGCGATTCTTGCGCGACTCATGGCCTGTCCAATGGACTAACTCATGTGCGAGCGTGGAGTAATAGCACTCAGTTGCGCTACTGGTAGCCGTTGCCGTGAATAGTTGCTTTTCTGGCATTTTAATAACGTCAAGCATGGGGGAATAACACGCTCGCGGCTCCATAGAATGCCGGATGTTTGCTCCCGTATTTCGCGCCCATGCTTCTACACGCTCGATAGTTTCAACATCGTTTTTGTGATCGTCTTCGGTAACGTATCGGCAACGCTCCGCCAATGCTCCGTCAACTTGATCGGCATTAAAGACGTTGAAGTATTTAAGCATGGGAAAAACAGACTTCTTGCCAGTTTGCTTATCTTCTTTCTCTAACTTAGTGAAGAAGACGACAATGCTGCTTTTCTGCCCTTTCTTAACTGAGCATCCGGCGGCTTGCCATTGCTTGAAAGATGCAAACGCGCAAGATTCGAACGGGGTGAAATTCAGAAGAAGACTATTCATTCCCCGATAGTTTTTTCCCGTTGTCGCGTTATATGGCCGGAGCGCGTTGCGCTTCTTATTAAATGGGTTAGTCCAATTCTTGCCGGAAGTCTCCATTTGTTTAATGACTTGATCGGTGACTGACTGATATAAATCGAATGTTGCCATTGTGCTATTCCCCTATTTAGATATGAATGCCGATATAGATAGCGCAAGCAATCCAACAAACTACGAAAAGAAAACAATTCAGGCGAAAAAGAAAAGTCTCAAATTTGTTGCTCATGGTGCTACCCCTAGTTAGTTATTCGACGGGGATATAATGAGCGCAAGCCGTTTGCGTTGTCACCGTATTTTGTTGCAGATATAAAAAATTTTTTCAGTATTTTGTTGCAGACTTTTACGGCAAGAATGTTGCGCGAATTGTGACGGCAAGATTGGTGCAAGAATGAGAACGGGAAGCAATGCGCGAATGATTCTCAAAAAGTCCCTGAGACTCCCTATCAACTGAAAATGAGAATCAGTCGCATGGGTGCTGGCATGGGGGAGCACGAAAACGACACACGGGGGTACGGGTCCCATCTGCCCAAACAATCTCCCAACCCGACTCCAACTTTTACTTGCACTACCCCCTTGCGCAGGTTTACTCTAGGGTCCCATGCTATATACCGGAGCCGCACCCCTACCCCGCCATACTTACTGCTACGTGCAGCCCCACACATTCGGCAACGAAGACTGGGTACGGGTAGCGTGGTTTGGGTTGGTATCCCATCCGGGCAGAACGTGGGGATGTCATGTGATGTTGGAATGTGGGGCGGTGTACCGGAACGTCCCGCTGCATAAGCTCGCGCACAAAATCACAGGGACCCCTTGGGACCCCGCCGACGCACAGACTTGGGATTGCTACGGGAACCAGTTCAGCGTGCTGGAGTATCCGTTTCTCGAAGGGACCCGAATGCGTACCCGGCTACGGTCTAAGCAGGAACACACCGGTAACTACTTGTTTACCGCGATCCCGATGATGGACGGATTCAGTCTAGAGCCGGAGCAGAGCAAGGAGTTCTACTTCATCAAACTGGACAACGGGCGTTATACAGCGCAACCTACGAACCACGTTTTGGTGCTAGATAAATCGTTCATCACCGAAGCCAACTGGCCGAAGTTGAAGCGTCAAACTGAGATTTGGAGTGTTGACAATGGCAACGAAGTCTAAAGTGAACGCAGCGGGTAACTACACGAAGCCCGAGATGCGCAAGAAGTTGTTTAACGAGATTAAGGCATCCGCAACCCAAGGCACCGCAGCGGGTCAATGGTCAGCCCGTAAGGCGCAGCTTTTAGCCAAACGCTACAAAGAGAAGGGCGGCGGGTACAAGTCATGAAAGCCCCACAGAAGTCACTGAAGGACTGGACCGCGCAAGAATGGCGCACCAAATCGGGCAAGCCGTCATCAAAGACCGGCGAGCGGTATCTACCTAAGGCAGCGATTGAGTCTCTGACCCCGCAGGAATATGCAGCCACCACTCGTGCTAAGCGTGAGGGCAAGGCGCAGGGTAAGCAGTTTGTAGCGCAGCCGAAGAAGATTGCGAAGAAGACCTCGCGATACCGGTAATCCATGTCGCAACAAGCGTCTGGGACCCCGCCCAAAGTTGATCTCAACGATCCGCTGATCAAGGAGCTAAATAAGCTACCGCTGCCGGATTTGTTGGCATACAAGAGCCGGTTGGAGTGGGCGAGTAAACGTCACAAACACCAAAAGCCGCCGAAGGGTGATTGGACTGTGTGGTTGATGCTCGCTGGTCGTGGCGCGGGTAAGACTCGTGCGGCAGCGGAGTGGGTGTGGTGGCAGGCGTACAAAGCGCCGGAAACGAGATGGTTGGTTTGCGCACCGACCTCGGCTGACATTCGCGACACTTGCTTTGAGGGTGATTCCGGTTTGATCTCGGTCATGCCGGAGAAAATCGTGGGCGAATACAACCGCTCGCTCTCGGAGATTATTTTAACCAATGGGTCCCTGATCAAAGGGATCAGCGCGGAGACTCCCGACCGGCTCCGTGGTGGTCAGTGGCATGGTGCGTGGACGGACGAGCTGGCTGCGTGGCAGTACGACCAAGAAGCGTGGGACATGATTATGTTTGCGCTACGTCTAGGGTCCCATCCACGAATCGTTGCCACCACCACTCCGAAGCCCAAAGCCCTCATTAGAGACTTGGTGGAGCGTGACGGAGCCGATGTACACGTTACCCGCGCCAGTACTTACGAGAACATCGCGAATCTGGCTCCGACTTTCCAGCAACAGCTCTTGAAGTTTGAGGGCACGACGCTCGGACGGCAGGAAATTCACGCAGAAGTACTCAATCCCGAAGAGCAGGGCATCATCAAGCGCCCTTGGGTTCAGCTCTGGCCAGCGAAAAAGCCCCTGCCCATACTGGAACACATCGTGATGAGCCTAGATACGGCCTTTACGGAGCAGACTCGCGACAAGAAAACCTCAGATTCCGACCCCAGTGCGTGTGTGGTACTCGGACTTTTCTACGAAAACGAGAAACCGAACATCATTTTGCTGGATTGCTGGGAAGATCGGCTTGGAATGCCGGATTTGATCCAGCGAGTGAAGCGGGAGATGGAGGTTTTCTACGGCGACGATGAGCAAAAGCCGATGATTAAGCCGAAATTCGGTCCCGGTCGCATGTTAAACACCGGAAGAAAGCCCGATACCATCGTGATCGAAGACAAAGGCAGCGGAATTTCGCTTCGGCAGATGCTGGCACGCGAGGGAATCATTGCTCACGCCTACAATCCGGGCAAAGCGAGCAAATTGACGCGATTGCACATGGTTTCGCACCTATTTTCGGCTGGGATGGTGTGGTTTGTGGAGTCTGATAAGCGAAAAGGACAGATTCGCTCGTGGGCGGAGCCATTGTTGTATCAACTGTGCTCGTTTTCGGGTGAGGGAACCATCAAGCATGACGATTTGATGGACGCTTGCACCCAAGGTTTACGTTTCCTTGCCGATAAAGATATGATAAGCGTGAGTAAGCCTAAGCCGTTGCAGCCTAGGATGATTGTGAACGAGCGCCCAAGAGGTAATCCGTATGGCGTCTAAATATGGCAAGTTTGGATTCAAGCGTTTTTCCGAGGGTGGCCTTGGTTACGAGGAAGATCCGCCGGAGTTTCGCGCAGATCGTAAAGGCGAGGCAGCTCGCAAGTCTGTTATCAAGAAGTCCAACGAGATTAAGGCTGTTGAGAGCAAGAAAGAGAGTGCTCGCGGCCCGTCTACTCGTAAGAGCTTCGGCACTAAGTCTGAATCTCGTGTTTCCAGAAAAGAAACGGGACTTCCGAGTGATCGCGCTACTGGCTATCGCAGCCAAGTAGAAGAAACCGGCATGACTGCTGAAGAGCGCAAAAACTTGGTTAAGAGTGGCGCTTTGGCTGCGGCTTCGATGCTCCCGGCTGGTCGTGCTTTGAGGGCTGGTGATAAGGCGTATGATGCCGCCAAGGCCGCTAAGGCTGCGCAGAAAGCAGAAGATGCTGTTGTGGAAAAGGCTGCGCGTGGATTGTCGCGTCGTGATATGCCGAGCTACTCCGAAAGATACCGTGCCCGTAAGCGAGCCGAGGAGCAAAGGGCTGCTAAGCGTGAAGGCCGAGAGCCTAGAGACATTCCAGATTGGCGCGGCAATATAGACGTAGCAACTGGTAAGCCGGGGCCGGGACAAGGGTTTAGAGACAACGAAGTCTTTAAGAAAGGCGGCGCTGTGCGCAGTAAGAAGTCCAAGAGCTATTTTTCTAATTACTAATGGTGAGCGCCATGTCATCTGAGCCAAACGATCTGGACGAAGCCCAAGAAGACCTTGGTGAGATGTTTGAACTCCCTGAGGAGATCTCAGACGTTGAAGACACCGAGGATGGTGGGGCGATTGTTCGTTTTGGTGAAGATGAAGAAGAGCCGGAGGGTGAGCGCGAGTTCTATATGAACTTAGCCGAGAAGCTCCCTGAAGGCGTCATGGACGAGGTGGCTCAAGACTTCTTGGGTCTAATTGCGAAGGACAAAGAGGCGCGTAAGAAGCGCGATGAGCAGTACGAAGAAGGAATCCGACGCACAGGACTTGGTGACGATGCACCGGGCGGCGCTCAGTTTCAGGGCGCAAGTCGGGTCGTTCATCCCATGCTCACTGAAGTCTGCGTGGACTTCTCTGCCCGAGCTATTAAAGAGCTTTTCCCACCCGAAGGACCAGCCAAAGATCACATCGTAGGCGACGAGACGGCCGACAAGGTAGCCAAAGCCCAGCGCAAGACGCGGTATCTGAACTGGCAGATGACCCAGCAGATGCCGGAGTTCCGGGCAGAGCTAGAGCAGTTGCTCACTCAGGTTCCACTTGGTGGCGCTCAGTATCTCAAGCTTTCTTACGATCCGAACAAGAAGCGACCGGTGCCCCTCTTTATCGGCATCGACGATGTGTACCTGCCCTATGCGGCAACGAACTTTTATTCGGCAGAGCGCAAGACGCACGTTCAGTACGTAACGGAGATTGAGTATCTCCAGCGCGTGAAGTCGGAGATGTACCGGGATGTGGATCTCGCTCCGACGACGATGGAGCCGGATGTTTCGAAGGCTGAGAAAGCCAACAACAAGATCGAAGGCCGTGATGGCAGCGCGTATGACGTTGATGGTCTGCGCACGATCTTTGAGATTTACGCCATTGCCGACATCGAAGAGGAATATGGACTCGCTCCGTATATCTTCTCCATCGACAAAGTGACGGGTAAAGTCCTCGCCGTTTATCGCAACTGGGAAGAGGGCGACGAGACGCTGCAAGAGATGCAGTGGATTGTGGAGTTCCCGTTTGTGCCGTGGCGCGGTGCGTATCCCATCGGTATCCCGCAGATGATTGGCGGTATCTCAGCAGCGGCGACGGGTGCTTTACGGGCGCTTTTGGATTCTGCTCATATCGCGAACTTCCCCGGCATGTTGAAGCTCAAGGGCGGTCGTGAAGGCGGTCAGTCCGAGCGTATTGATCCGACCGAGGTCAAAGAGATTGAGGGTGGTGCGTTTAGCGATGACATCCGCAAGATTGCGATGCCGTTGCCGTTCAATCAGCCCTCGCCGGTTCTGTATCAGCTCCTAGGATTCTTGGTTGATGCGGGTAAGGGCGTTGTTCGCACTACCTTAGAGGACATTGCCGACAATCAGGGCAATATGCCGGTTGGCACGCAGTTGGCGCGTATTGAGCAGGGCATGGTGGTGTTTAACGCCATTCACGCTCGCTTGCATGATGCGATGGGTCGCACGCTCAAAGTGTTGCACCGCATCAACGCGATGTATCTGGAGAACGACGAGGTTAAGGACGAAACCGGGCAGTTGCTCGTTCGCCGTTCTGACTTTGAAGGCCCGATGGATGTGGTGCCGGTTTCGGACCCAAACATCTTCTCTGAAGCCCAGCGTTTTGCTCAGGTTCAGGCGCTTTCCCAACGTGCGATGGCGCTCCCTCAGGTCTACAACATTCGCAAAGTCGAAGAGCGCATTCTTCAGCAACTACGGGTTCCGAACGCCAAGGAACTGCTCGTTGCAGCTCCCGAGCCGAAGGAGATGAATGCGATCAATGAGAACGTCGCAGCGACGTTGGGTCGTCCGGTGTCGGCATTCCCAGAGCAGGACCATCTTGCTCACTTGCAAGTGCATTTGGACTATTTGACCAGTCCCATTTTGGGATCTTCAATGCTGATGGCTCCGACTTTTGTTCCGGGCATCTTGAATCACATCAAGGAGCATATTGCGCTGTGGTACGCGACTCATGTGTTTGAAGTCGCCTCTAAGGCAGCGGGTCAAGACATCAGCGAGTTCCAGAAGATCCGAGACGTTGAGGTCAAGAAGAGCTTTGACCAGCTTTTGGCTGCGGCTTCGCAGAAGGTCGTTCCGAATGCCTCGCAGGCGTTTGGCGCTATTCCGCAGATCGTGCAGCAGGCCATGGGTATGTTGCAGCAGCTCTCGGGTATGAACGCGCCGCAAGACCCGCGTATGGCAGCTCAGATGGCTGAGACGCAGCGTAAAGCTCAGGCCGATCAAGCCTCGTTGCAAGTCAAACAGGCCGAGTTGCAGCTTGAACAGGCGAAGGCCCAGCAGGCAGCAGCGGAAACCGCGCAGCGTCAGTCGGATAACCTCAAGCGCGAGATGATCAAGCAAGATCGCCTTGATAACCGTCAGGCTGCGGAGCTTGAAGTTAAGATGACGACGAACCGTGAAGACAACGATACGGCGAAGCAAATTGCCGCGATGGAAGCGATCACGGGCGAGAAGGTGGGTGTTTCAACGGGTACGGGTATTAATCCTTAAACGGGGTGAGTTATGGAAAAGCAATTCATTAAGCAGCACAAGTTGCTCGCGATGGGCGTGAAATTGGACGGTCAGAAGATGCCTTCTGGCGGAAAGATGGGAGCTGATACTGGCTCAAAGGGTGTTAAGGGCGACCCTAAGGCAACGCCTGCAATGATCTCAAAGGGTAAACAAAACGCATGATTGAACGCATCATTGACGAATTGGAGTTGGCCAAGGCTCGCGTTGCACACGACGCGATGAAGCGGCAACTGGAAGGTAAGGATGCTTCGTTTGAATATGGCAAGGCAGTGGGCACTTACGCCGGGTTGCAGGCCGCATTAACTTATATTGATCGTCTTCTCAAAGCTGACGAGGAAGACGGAGAGGAGTTCTAAATGTCTAGTTTGGAAGAGGCTTTTCCTAGTGTAGAGCCGGGTTTGATTCCGTTTGGTTCGCGAGTCCTCGTGCAGATTCGCTCAGCAAAAAAGACTTCTGCTGGTGGCATTATTTTGCATACCGAAACTCGTGAGACAGAGATCTGGAATACTCAGATCGCAAAAGTTGTAAAGCTTGGGCCGTTGGCCTTCAAGAATCGCAACACGATGGAATCTTGGCCGGAAGGTAATTGGTGCAAAGAGGGCGAATTCGTCCGTGTACCAAAGTACGGCGGTGATCGTTGGAAGGTGCCCTTTGGCAACGACGGGGAAGAAGAAGCCCTGTTTGTAATCTTTAACGATCTCGACATCGTGGGTGGTGTAGTGGGTGACCCGCTTGCCATCAAAGCGTTTATCTGAGGGTTAAATCATGGCTAAAGACAACGTGTTATCAGAAGATGATGACAAGGGAGTGGAAGAATATGTGGCAGTTGAAACTCCTGTGGATCAACCTGAAGTGGAAGGTGAAGAGCCTTCTGGGCAAGTTGCGCAAGGATCAGATGATAGTGACGCCGACTCCGACGACGACTATCAAGAAGACGCCCGACTCTCCGAAGAAGATTCTGAAGAAGATGAAGGCAAAGGCTCGAAAAAGCAGCTAACGCCTGAAGAGAAGCGTGCTCAGCGTCAGAACCGCAAGTTCCGTCGTCGTGCTGCAATCGAGCACAAAGAGCGCGAGCTGGCGTTCCTGCGTGCGGAGAATGAGGAGTTCAAGCGCCGCTTATCAAGCGTCGAAAAGCAGACTTCTCAGTTCAATCTCAGTGCGGTTGACCAGAAGCTGAACGAGGCTCTTAACGAAGCCCAGTTAGCTGAGCGCATCATGGCAAAGGCCATTGAGCAGGGTCAGGGCGAAGATGTCACCAAGGCACTTCAGATCCGTGATCAGGCTTTAGAGCGTGCGCGTCAATTGAAAGCGGTGAAGGAAGAGGCTGAGAAGCCCCGCCAACCGGCTAAGCCCCAGAAAGATCCCCGCGTGGCTGCGTATGCCCAAGAGTGGGTTCAGGCCAACAACTGGTACGACCCGTCCGGCAAGGATGAGGATTCGGCCATTGTGAAGGTCATCGACCAGCGTCTTGCCGCTGAGGGCTTTAACCCGGCTTCGGAAGATTACTGGATTGAGCTGGATAACCGCGTAGCAAAGCGTCTACCGCACCGATATGCAGAGGATACCCCGATGGAAAAAGCCAAACCGGCTGCGAAACGGGGCGGTCCCCCGGTGGGTGGTAAGCGCGAATATGCCGCGCCGTCTACCCGAAAAGAGGTTTATATCAGCCCTGAGCGCAAGCAGGCGCTCATAGATGCAGGCGTCTGGGATAACCCAGAGTTGCGTCAACGCTACATAAAGCGTTATGCTGAATATGATCGTAATTCTTCTTCTCGCTAAAAAAGGGAGCGAGTTATCATGAGCGACGAAAGACTGAAGAAAGTTCTTGGCGAAGGGCGGGAAAATCGGCTTGCGTATGATCGCGCAGCAACTGAGAACCGAGAGTTGTCAGACGATGCCCGAGTTGAGATGTTTCGACAGCAGTTTATTCAGGCCGCGTTGCCTGATCTGCCAAAGATTCCGGGTTACCACACTTGCTGGTTGACCACCACAAATCCGAGAGATTCGATTCAGGCTCGCATTCGGCTGGGTTATGAGCCGATTAAACCCGAAGAGGTTCCCGGTTGGGAATACTGTTCGATTAAGACTGGCGAATGGACAGGTTTTGTTGGAGTCAACGAGATGCTTGCGTTCAAGCTTCCTCTTTCGCTGTACAAAAAGTACATGCAGGCGGTGCACTTCGATGCCCCCAATGAGGAAGAAGAACGGCTGGTCGGCACGAATGAGCGTATGCGTGAGCAGGCTGAACGTGCTGGTTCAAGAGTGGACGAAGGTGATGGCATGTCGGCAATACGGGATTCCGCTAAGGTACGCGCACCAATAGAGTGGGCGTAATTAGCAATTACGTTTTGTGAGGATTTAAATTATGCCTTCGACCAGTGCAGCTTTTGGCCTGCGTCCGGCTTTTCATCCGTCGGGAGTTGTTCGTCCCGTCGCGATGACTATTGAGTCGGGCTACAACGCCAACATTCTCCAGTTCCAGCCAGTCCTGATTAGTGCCACGGGCAACATTCAGGCTGCTGGTGCCAGTACCCCGTTCGTGGGTTCGTTCATGGGTGTCGAGTTCACCGATACCGATGGTCGCCGCCGCGTTAGCAACAAGTGGACCGCTGGCACTTCTGCCACGGACATCATTGCTTATGTGACGACCGATCCGGCTATCGTCTACGAGATCCAATCGGATGCGACCTTGACGATTGCGGATATTGGTTCCCAGATGGACTTTGACAGTGTGACCGCTGGTAGCACGACGACTGGCCTCTCTGCGGCTATGTTGGACGTTGCTTCCAAGACCACTTCGGGAAGCGCTCTTTGCCGTGTTGTTAACCTCCAGCCGGATGTCAACAACAACTGGGGAGACGCTTATGTCGTTGTTCAAGTCCAGATCAGCGAGCACCAGTTTGTCGCTGACCGCGTAGCCATTTAAGGAGGACTAGAACATGGCAGTCCCAATGCGTAGTACTGACTTTCGTTCCATCGTCGAGCCTATTCTTAACGAGGCTTTCGATGGCGTTTATGACCAGCGTGCTGACGAGTGGAAGCAAGTCTTCGTCCAGCAGCAGGGCATTCCCCGCAACTACCACGAAGAGCCGGTTCTGTACGGATTCGGCGCTGCTCCGGAACTTCCGGACGGCACCGCTGTCACGTATGACGCTGGCGGCGTGCTCTTCTTGCAGCGTTACGTCTACAAGGTCTACGGCCTTGCGTTCGCGCTCACGAAGGTGCTCGTGGAAGATGGTGACCACATCCGTATCGGCCAGACCTATGCCAAGCACTTGGCGCAGTCGCTGATCGAAACGAAGGAAACCCTCTGCGCTAACGTGTTGAACCGCGCCTTCACGCCCGGCTTCAACGGTGGCGACGGCGTGACGCTGGTGAATACGGCTCACCCGATTGCTCAGGGTACGTTCAGCAACCAGCTGACGACTCCGGCAAACCTGTCGCAGACCTCACTTGAGCAGATCCTCATCCAGATCCGCAACGCTGTTGACAACAACGGCAAGCGCATCCGTTTGAACCCGGAGAAGCTCGTTGTGTCGCCGTCGAACGTGTTCCAAGCGGAAGTGCTCTTGAAGAGCGTGCTCCGTACCGGCACGGCTGACAACGACATCAACCCGGTGAAGTCGATGGGCCTCCTCGCTGGCGGTCAGGCTAACCTGTCGCGTTTGACTTCGACCACTGCTTGGTGGGTGAAGACGGATGCTCCGGAAGGCTTGAAGTTGATGATGCGTCGTGGTCTTGAGAAGTCAATGGAAGGTGACTTCGAGACTGATTCGACCAGATTTAAATCGACAGAGCGTTACGCAGTTGGGTTCACGGACCCGCGCACTGTGTACGGAACGGCTGGCGTTTAAGCCCTTGATTTGTAAGGAGTTTTTCTCCTAGACAAATCCTTGCCCGGCTCTGTGTGATGGAAGCCTACTTTGAAATAGGAAGCCGTCATGCAGCAGCCGGGCAAGTTTTATGTGAGGGGCAACCGCCCCTTTCTTTTTTCTTGACGATGGCATAAACTACTTTAATGGAGGTTGTTCGTGCCATACGCTAATGAATTTGCTGGGATCTATAAAATTGTTAACAAGGCAAACGGTACTTGTTACGTAGGGCAATCTCAGCGTGTAAACAAGCGCATTCGCGAGCACTTCAGGCTTTTAAGGTTAAATAAACATCAAAACCCAAGACTTCAAAACGCCTATAACAAATACGGGCGCGAAAGCTTTGCATGGGAAATTGAAGCTGCCTGCGAAAATCCAGAAGATCTTGACATCATTGAGAACGCATTTTTTTCTGGAGACGCTTGGTTTGAAGAGCCTGTTTTCTACAACATAGCTGCCTTCGCTAAGGCTCCGATGAGAAACAAACAGCACTCTGAAGAAGTGCGAAAGCGAATTAGAGCCGGAAGAAGAGCATGTGGGTTTGACTATCAATCCGAGGAGTACAGGGCATCTCTTGTAAAGGCGCAACACGAAAGATTTTTTTCGAATCCACGATTTGTTGCAAAGGTCAAGTTTATAGTTGACAATCCTGACATGTCTTACGCTGAGCGTGCTCGTGCGCTTGGGAACGATATCAGCGCAGTCAGGAAGCTAGCGCTCAAGTATGGACATTTAAGAGGAGTTTTATAATGGCTCAGACACGATTTTCAGGTCCGGTTGTTTCGGACAATGGGTTCTCTGGCACCATCCTTTCTAACTCGGCCAACATCACCAATCTTGTTTGCAGCACGCTGACGATTGGTTCGACTCAGCTCACCAACGGTTCTGTGTCTGGCACGGTCGCCACTCAGGCGGGTCGCATTCCCGTTCTCGTTGGAAGCACCACGCTCTACATCGCTCTGTACAGCAGCCTGACGCCGTAATGACGAGGGGGCTTCGGCCCCCTTTTCTCAATGTGATTGTGAGGGAAAGCAACCATGCGTCCTATTAGTTTTACGAGATCACAACCGGCGGCAGATGCGGACAGTATCGTTTCAGCCCAGTCGCTGAGCGTATCTGGCGCGATTACGTTGGATGGAGTGTTGGTATCGAACGGCGTAGCCGTGTTGACGGTACCGGCTGTCTTGACAGCAACTAACGCAGCCTCTTCTACCATCAACTTTGTGGTGACCGGTACGGGTCCTGCGGGGCAGTCTCAGGTTGAGACACTGGCTCTGACGGCTTCGGGTACGGTGACGGGTTCGCTGTCGTTTGCGACGGTGACCGGCATTACGTCAAGCGCAGCAGCGGCATCTACCATCAGCATCGGCAACGGTGTGTCTGGGTATACGTCGTGGATTCCGCTCGACATCTACACGCCGAACCAAGTGACCAACATCTCTGGTAAGACCAGCGGTACGGTCAACTACTCGGTTGAGTACACGAACGAAGATCCGTTTGATCTTAGCATCCAGCAGTTAGCGGTTCCGCACCCAAATGCGAGCCTGACAGCAGCGAGCGGCGATGAGACGCAGTTCACGACCACGTTGATGCGAGCGGTTCGCTTGAAGATTAATTCGGGCGGTGGTTCGGTTCGCTTCACGATCGTCCAGCAATCGACGGCTTGATAAATGGCTAACATCAAGATCACCGATCTTACGGCGGCGACTGCGCTTGGCGGGACTGAGCTGTTTGAAGCGGTTCAGTCTTCCTCGTCAGTCAAGGCATCGGCTCAGCAAATCAAAACGTATGTTGGGAGTTCTCTTAACATCACGGGCGGTGTGCTGGGATCGGTCACGATCACCAATGGCGTAGGTAGCTTTAGCTCGCTTTCGGTAACGGCGGGAACAATCCCGTTTAACACCATTACGAATCGCGCTATTGGCCAGTTTGAATCTCACATTGATCAAACAGCCGCATCAGCTAACGTCGGTTATGTCGTGCAGATGAATAACGCAGCCGACTTTAACGCTGGAATTACGATTGCTTCTAGCACAAACGTCACGGTAGCAGCTACTGGTGTCTATTCTATTAATGCTAGCATTCAGTTTGCAAACTCTGACAGCACCAACCACACATCGACGTTCTGGTTCACTAAAAACGGAACAAACATTCCGAACTCTGCATCCATTATTTCTGTGCCTAAGGTAGCGGATGGCGGTAAAACACTGGCTCAAGTGACTATTTTTGAGTCAATGACTGTTAGCAGTTATGTACAGTTGGTTTGGTCTGCAAACAATATCGCTGTTAGTTTGGATTACTCGTCTGCAACCGTAACTGCTCCGGAAGTTCCCTCTGTTATCTTCAACATGCAGAGAATTAAGTGATGAAGATTCGCGGTAACTGGGAAGACTGGGAAGACTTTGAGAACTTTGCCAAGGGCGGCGGTGCATTTAAGACTGGAGCTTGGCAACGCAAGGCTGGAAAAAATCCAGAAGGCGGCTTGAACGAAGCTGGTCGTCGTAGTGCGAAGCGTGAAGGGATGAACTTGAAGCCGCCAGTGAGCGCGAGCCAAGCAAAGAAATCTCCAAAAGCAGCGGCACGACGCAGATCGTTCTGTGCGAGGATGTCCGGAATGCCGGGTCCAATGAAAGATGACAAGGGCAGGCCGACGCGCAAAGCGTTGTCTCTCCGTAAATGGGATTGTTAAGAGGAAACCATCATGGGCGTTAAGTACGTTAAAGATTTTGCTTTCCCGTCTGACCGTGGTTTCCACGGATCAAACAAAATGCCGCGAGCCGCGATGGCTTCTGAGCGCGGAATGCCGCGAGTCGTTCGCCGCCCGATGCCTTTGACGCCGGTTCCGGAAGAGCCGATGTATGGCAAAGGCGGAAAAGTTACAAAAGTTCCTGCTAAAGCCAAAGAGTCTTATAAAGATGTTCCTGCTCGCGCTAAACCAAATGCACCTGCGCGTGGCGCTCCGAAGATGGAATCCAAGCCTAAAGTTGGCAAGGGACAGGGTTACGCCGAGGGCGGATACGTTCCGGGTTACGAAATGGATCGTCTTCCGGCCAAGAAGCCGCCGGGTCGCGGAATGGACTTGGCTCCGTCAAAGCGATTCAAGGGCGAGTACGAAGGCTACGCCAAGGGCGGTAACGTAAAGGGCAAGAAGATCGCTAAAGTCATGCGCGAGTACAAAGAGGGCAAGCTGCACTCAGGTTCCAAGAAGGGTCCTGTGGTGAAGAACCCGAAGCAAGCGATGGCGATTGCGCTGTCGGAAGCTCGTGCTGCGAAGAAGGCCGCGGGTGGCGCTGTTGACAGAGATTACGACGATGTTATGAAAAAGTTCGTGCCTTACGAGTCCAAGGGTCCGAAGACTCGCTATACCGCTGCTAAGGGTCGTCGTATGGCGAAAGAGCGTGCCATGGAACGTCGTGCTTTGGATAAGGCGCGTCACGCTGAGAAGTATGCTCCGGGCCTGAGTTTGGATATGGAAGACGAGAGCATGGTCCGTGAGGGCAAGATGCTCAAGTACGCCAAAGGCGGAAAGGCCAAGCATTCTGATGTGAAGATGGACAAGGCCGTGGTGAAGAAGGCTGTCCACAAGCATGAGAAAGCGATGCATCCCGGTAAGAAGATGACCAAGCTCAACAAGGGCGGCGTTCCTTCATACGGACGTAAGCCAATGTACGGCGGCGGTAAGTGCTAAAATAACTTCCGTGTAGTCAGAGGGGTCTGCTCAGTGCAGTAGACCATGGCGCAAGAGGGACCCTGATGGCGACTTCCGGTACAGTTTCGACAACTCAGTTCACGACTAGGCAGGTCATTGACCATGCCTACAGGCGTTGTCGTTTGGGTGCGCAACAGATCACCTCTGAGATGATCGACATTGCGAACGACCAGCTTTACCTGATTCTGGCTAACCTTGCGAATCGGGGCGTTCAGCTCTGGTGTATTGAGCGACTGATCATGCCTCTTTACGAGGGGCAAGGCGCTGTGACTTTGCCTATTGGCACGGTTGACGTTCTCAACACCAACTTGCGTACTTTGCAAGAAGCGACGGGCACAACGGCTACGACATCAACGACGTATCAGAATTACAGCGTGAACGGACTAACTGTCACCACGGTTGGAATTAAATGGTCTGCCACATCTCGTCCGTTTGTTATTGAGCAGTCTAATGACGGCATTCTTTGGACGGCGGTAGAAACTCAAGAGTCCACTAGCGCTCCTACTCAGGTAGCGGGTGAATGGCTTTGGATTGATACCGAAGTTCCGGTTACCGCAGATTATTTCCGCGTTCGCGTGACGAGCGGAACCCTATCGGCCTCGGAGATTTACTTTGGGAACACGCCCAACGAGATCCCTATTGCACGATTGAATCGTGATGACTATACGGCTTTGCCCAACAAGTCTTTCCTTGGCCGTCCTTTGCAATTTTGGTTTGATCGTCAACTAAATCAACCCATCATGCGGCTCTGGCCTGCGCCAAATGCTCAGGCGGAAACCCAACAAATTGTGCTGTGGCGTCATCGCTACATTCAGGATGTTGGCACCATGACTCAGGAGCTGGATGTTCCGCAGCGTTGGTTCGATGCGATTGTCGCTATGCTGGCTTCTAAGCTTGCGGAGGAGACTCCGGAAGTGGATGCCAACTTGATGCCGATCTTGGAAGCCAAGGCTGAGAAGGCGCTGGCTCAGGCGGAGAACGAGGAACGAGATAACTCGCCAATTTATTGGACTCCGAACCTTAGCATGTATACGAGGTAATCATGGGTTTGTACCTAGATACTCGTGGATTAACTTACGCAGCGATTGGCATTTGTGATCGTTGTTCTCGCAAGTTTCCTTTGGCAGAGCTGATGCCTGATCGAAACTCTCCGGGTCTTCGGGTCTGCAAAGTAGATTGGGATGAGCTTGATCCGTATCGCTTGCCTGCGCGTCAAACAGAACGAATTACGCTTCCGTTTGTAAGACCAGACGTTCCGCTCACTTCGCAGCCGTATGGCGTGATTAGTGAGGACGGCAATACGTTCTTGGTTAATGAATCGGATGATAATTATCTTGAGCCGGAGCAACCGCTGTAATGGCTAACGTCCCAAGTAATTTGATCCCATCGCGGATCAGCCAGTTACCGGAAGCGCCAAACGCAGATCCGGCTGGATACTTTCCGATTACGATTTCTGGCACGACCTATAAGGTTCAGTTCAGCCAGATGATGTCGAACATCGAAGTTCCGGCTTCTCGTGTGATTAATGCGGGGACGGGGCTGACGGGTGGCGGTTCGCTCTCGGCGGACATTACGATTGCCGTAGCCAACGGTGGTATCGGTGATCAGCAGCTTGATGTAACGGGTGTTAGCGCCGGGACGTATGGTAGCGGGGCGAATGTCCCTGTTATCACGGTCAACACGAAAGGTCGTGTTACTTCTGTTAGCACGACTCCGCTGGTCATTAGCGGCTACGTTCCGGATTCGCGTCAGATTGTTGCGGGTACGGGTTTGTCTGGAGGGGGAAACCTCGAACAGAATCGCACTCTGGCCATCGACTTCTCAAGCGCCAACCCTCAGCCCCTAGGCTCAGTCACAGCGGGTACGGGTGTTAATGCAGCGCGTGATGATCACGTTCACCCGGCGGTGGATCTGTCGGATGCAAATGAAACTACTGGCGTTCTGCCGATGGGTCGCGGTGGTACTGGCTCAGCGATGTCGCCGGTTGCGGGTGCGGTCGTTGTCAGTAATGGAACCAACTTTGATCTGACAACCGTGGGTTCGCCGGGGCAAGTTCTGGCATCTACCGGGGCTGGTATCCCAACTTGGCAGACGCTGACTGGTGCGGGTACGGTCACCAGCATTGACGTAAGCAGTACTGTTTCGGGCGTGGTGTTCACAGGCGGTCCAGTTACGGCTGCGGGTGTCATCACGATGTCCGGAACGCTTGCCATCAGCAATGGCGGCACAGGCGCGAGCACGGCATCGGGTGCTAGAACTAATTTGGGATTGGGTTCGATTTCAACCCAGAACGCCAATGATGTGTCGATTTCCGGCGGTAGCATATATGTTACTACTGTCGGAGCGGCAAGCGGCGCGGTTACCAACTTAACTGGTACCAATTTAGGTTTTACGAATGTAGATACATCGGACTTGTCGGCCACGGTTGGAACGATTCCAACGCTAACGGGCGATAGCTGGACGGTTACTAATTTCACCGCTACTAGCGCAACGATTAGCAACTTCACGTTTACGTCATCGACCGTTACGCATTTAACGGCGACAAATCTGACGGCTACAAGCGCGACGATTACGACGCTCACGAGTCCGAGCGCGGGTATCACGACGCTATCGGGAACATCGCTCGGTTATAGCAGCGGTAACGTCACAACGCTCACCAGCGGTTCTTTGACGGCGACTAATCTGACTGCGACTAGCGGTACAGTTACGACGCTGGCAGCGACTTCTGCTGTAGTGACGAACCTTGCTGTGACGAGCCTGACTGTTAGCAGCCTGTCTTTGGCTAATGCATCGTTCACCAGTGCAAGCATTACGACTCTTACCAGCACAAGCGCCGGGATTGCGACGGTATCGGGCACCTCACTGGCGTATGGCAGCGGTAATATTACGACACTGACTAGCGGATCTTTGACGGCTACGAATCTAACCGCAACGAGCGGAACGGTTACCACGCTGTTTTCAACTTCGGCTTCGGTCACTAATCTAGCCGTTACGAGTTTGACGGTTAGCAGTTTGTCGTTGACTAACGCTTCGTTTACGAGCGCAACGATTACTACGCTGACCTCAACTTCAGCCGCGATTACCACGGTATCGGGTACGGCGCTGGGGTACAGCAGCGGAAACATCACGGTTCTAACCAGTGGTTCTGCTACGCTGACCAACCTGACGGCTACGAGTGGTACAGTTACAACGCTAACTTCTGGTTCAGCCAGCATCACAAACTTGGCTGTTACAAGCCTGACTGTTAGCAGTCTGTCGCTCTCTAATGCGACCTTTACCAGCGCCACGATTACGACGCTGACCAGCACCTCGGCAGGTATTACGAATCTGTCCTTGGGGAGCTTGGTCATCAGCTCTAATACGCTGGTAGCAAACCTCAACGCCGATTTGCTCGACGGGCAGACCGGAAGTTATTATTTGGATCTGGCCAATGCCACGGGAACCCTTAGCGGGGGAGCTTACTAATGCCTACTATCCTGACGAAAAAGAGTGACACTCCGGGCGCAGTCCCGGCAACGGCTAACCTGACAAATGCGGCAGGAGGGGCTGAACTAGCTGTTAACACGGCAGACAAACGCCTGTTCTCCATCAATGGCAGCAGTGTTATCATTGAGGTAGGAACCAATCCGTCAAGCCTGACTTGCGCGGATGCATCGTTTACGGTTGCTCGGGTGGGCAGTCTCACGATTACGAGCTTGACGCTGACCAACGCAACAGTGACTTCAGCTACGGTCACGACGTTGACGGGTACAAGTGCCAACATCACGACTCTTTCAGGTACAAACCTGAGCTACGGTTCTGCCACGATCACCACCGGCAACCTCACGTTCTCCAGCACCGCCCAGCGCATTACGGGCGACATGAGCAATGCGACGGTTGCTAACCGGCTGGCGTTTCAGAACAGCGTTACGAATCAGCAAACATTAATTACGGTTTTGCCTAACGGATCAGCAACTACTTCCGGCGTTTCGTTTGAAGGCGACAGCGCCACGACAAACGGCACAACCTTCCAGATGATTAATAGTCCGGGCGGTGCTGGGGACGCTCGTTTTATTGCAGGCATTCGCGGCACCGGCTCCTACCTCCCGATGACCTTCTACACCGGAGGCAGCGAGAGGGTCAGGATAGATACGTCGGGCAACGTCGGTATTGGCACTAGCACGCTTGTTGGTGGCATTCGTTTAACCGTTTTGGGCGGTGGCACGCAGTTAAGCCCCGGCACGGCAGCGCAAGAAGGTTTGCGAATTCAGCGTGCCACGGGTTACGCGACCCTTACCGGCATTAACAACGACAACAACGCTTATAACGGATTGCAGTTATTCACCGGAGCAAGCGCGGCTGTCACCGTTGATACGTCGGGCAACGTCGGTATTGGGCGAGCGCCAAACTATCAACTTGACGTTTATCGCTCCGGTACGACAAACACAACGATCGCTGCTGCTAACGATAACATCGTCAACATTTTGCAAGTATCCGGCAACACGGCAGGCGTCGTCGGCACAATCACATCGCATCCGTTGATTTTTACGGCTGGCAACACCGAACGGATGCGCATTGACTCCTCCGGCAACGTCGGGATCGGCGGGACGGCCCCGGCTTATGTTAAATTTTATTTATCGGGAACGTATCCCACCAGCATCAATGTTACGCAAGTAGTGCGTGCTGACGGAACAATTCCAAGCGGTAGCACATCAAGCGCATCAATTTTTCAAAGCGTTCCAACAACGCAAGCCGCGTCATTTACGCTGCCTTCTTTATCTCACTTTAATGCTACGCAAACGAGTTTTGGCGCAGGATCAACCGTTACATCGCAATACGGCTTTGTTGCGGAATCCACCCTTACCGGCGCCACCAACAACTATGGCTTTTACTCCGCAATCGCCTCTGGCTCTAACCGCTGGAACTTCTATGCAGCGGGGACGGCGCAGAATTATTTTGCGGGGAATACGGGTGTTGGAACGACTACAATTGCAGGAAAGTTTAACGTAGGCGGCGGGCGGTCGTTTTTTGGCGCAAACAGCGAAACGTATTCAATAGCCGTTGGTTACACGCAAGCGCGGTGCAATAGCGGGCAAACTTATTACATTGGCGCTACCGATTCCGCTACCCCAGATTTGGTATTCAGCAACGCCGCTGGCACCGAGCGGATGCGTATTGCAGATAATGGCGAAGTTATCGTCGGAATAACCGACCAAGGCGCATACAACCTCCAATGCAACGGCACGGGCGTATGGGGCGCTGGTGCATACGTCAACGGTTCTGACGCACGACTGAAGGACGACATTACCACGCTCAACGATGGGCTAAATGTGGTGTCACAACTTCGCCCTGTCACGTTCAAATACAAGCCTGACTATTCCAAGGATCAAAACGTCCAGACCGGCTTTATCGCGCAAGAACTGCAAGCGGTATTGGCTGGCAAGGACTACGTTGACGGCATCGTGCAGGCTGGCCCGAATCACCTTAACGTCGCGTATCAGTCATTGATCCCGATTCTGGTGAAAGCAATTCAAGAACTGACAGCGCGTGTCGCTGAACTGGAGGCTAAATAAATGGCTACTTGGAAAATTGAAAACATAATCGTTAAGCCGCAAGACGGCTCGCACACCGACGTTGTCGTGACCGCTGCCTACCGCTGTTCTGCCAGCGATGGCGACAAGACGGCATCCAATTACGGCAGCATGGGCTTTGCCTCACCGGGTGATGACTTCGTGGCGTATCCCGACCTGACCGAAGCCGATGTGCTGGGCTGGGTGTGGGCGAACGGCGTGGACAAGGCCGAGGTTGAGGCAAACGTGGCGCGTGAGTTGGATATGCTCGTCAACCCGCCGACCGTCGCCAAGCCGTTGCCGTGGAGCGCAGAATGATTAAGTTGGAACTATCCGTTGAGGAAGTAAACGCCATCCTGCAAGTGCTGGGGCAACTTCCGACAAGCAGCGGTGCATGGCCGTTGCTTTTGAAGGTGAAGGAACAGGCCGAGTTGCAAGTGCCGAAGGTAGATGAGGATAAATAAATGAATGCTGTATGGAAAGTTCGGCAGATTGAATGCCTGTCAAACAACGGAATGCAAAACATTGTCGTAACGGTCTGCTTTGACATTGACGCAGACGAGGATGGGTTAAAGGGCTTTGTGCAGGGCGACGTTAAGTTGCTGCCCCCCGACGCTCAGAGTTTTACTCAGTTGGCCGATGTTACTGAAGATCAGGTCATTCAATGGACCAAAGATGCTCTCGGCGCTGATGGCGTAGCTCGTTTTGAGGGCATGGCCCAGCAGCAAATCGACAATCAAAAGACCCCGCAGCCGAAGACCGTTCCGCTTCCTTGGGTTCCGGTTCCCGAGCCGGAGCCAATTCCTGAAGTTGCAACTGATTCGGAGCCGTGAGGATGGAAATGCAGGTCTTGTTCAATATCGTGGTCGGTGTAGCCGCGTTCTTTGGTGGATGGTCGCTTAATCAGATCACCCGCAGCATTGAGCGTTTGGATAAGGACGTTCGCAATATGCCGTTGACGTATGTGACTCAAACAACGTATCAGCGAGACATTGACGACATTAAAAATATGCTGAGTAAGATCTTCGATAAGCTGGATGAGAAGGCCGATAAATGAATATGCAGAAGATTGTGGACATGCTGTTCCCGGTTCTGCTGGCCGCTGTAGGTTGGCTGCTGGCAGAGATCGCATCGTTCAACAATCGTCTGATTGCCATTGAGTCTAAGATCCCCATCCTGATTACCGAGGACGGTGTACCTACTGATAGCCCACTAAGCGCCGCTCGTCGTCAGGAACTCAAAGACGACATCATGGAAGACATCCACGACCTACAAGTACGGGTCAAGTTGATAGAGGAGCGCAACAAATGATGACGATGGTTAGCACGTTCCTGTCTTTCCTCGCGGGTGGACTTCCCAAGATCCTGCAAATCTTCCAAGACCGTCAGGACAAGAAGCACGAGCTGGCTCTAGTCGCAGCCCAAAAGGAACGTGAGTTGGCGCTGGCTGAGCGTGGCTTTATTGCTCAGGCTCGGGTCGAAGAGATTAAGTTGGAGCAGGTTCAGGTGCAGTCCGCAGCCGAAGAGCGTGTGGCCCTGTATCAGCACGACATGGAAATCGGCAAAGGCGCATCGCAGTGGATGATCAATCTACGGGCTTCGGTTCGTCCGGTCGTCACTTACATCTTCGTGCTGGAACTGGTTGCCATCAACATCGCTGGTGTGTGGTACGCCTACAACACGGGTGTGCCGTTTGCGGCTGCGATGGCCGAAGTGTTCTCGGATGACGAGATGGCAATACTTGCCTCCATCATTGCATTTCATTTTGGTGGTAGAGCGTTTTCGCAGAAATGATTGGAGTTTATGCAATTAGGAATGTTGCCGTTGGTAAGGTATATATCGGCAGTAGTGGTGACGTTAAAAAACGAATCACTTGTCAGAAGTCCTATTTAAAAAACGGCAATCATCCGTCCACCATTCGTTCGCTTCGCGGAGAGCCTCAAGACGTATCCAAGTTCTCCTTTGACATCGTATGCCAGACCGACACCATTGATCAGGCAAGGGAACTTGAAGAGTTTTTGCTTACGGAGATTCCACAGAATCGTCTTTATAACCTTGCTTCTGATTATACCGGCGGGCGGGTAAAGCGTAAAAACAGAGAGCGATACAAAAACGGTGCAGCAAAACGTCTTGCTGACCCCGAGTTTAGAAACAAGTTAAGTCAAGCCTGTAAGGGTAAGCGTAAGATCGTCACCTGCCCAAAGTGCGGAATATCTGGTGGTGGCGGCAATATGCGCCGATACCATTTTGAAAATTGCAGATATGAAAGTAAGCCCTGATCTTATTAAACTTGTGAAATGCCACGAGGGTGTCCGAACCCGCCCGTACCAATGCCCGGCGTTAATCTGGAGCGTGGGGGTGGGTCACGTAATAGATCCTGCTCACTTGGCGGTGAAGTATGAGGAGCGCAAGAATCTACCGATACCCGAGGGCTGGGACCGGGTTCTCACGATGGACGAGGTGGACCGGATACTTTCTCAAGACCTTAGCCGGTTTGAGCGTGGTGTGGTTCGACTTTGCCCTGCTGCTGTTGGCCGTCAGGGAGTCTTCGATGCTCTCGTATCTTTTGCCTTCAACGTGGGCCTCGGCAATCTCCAGCGTTCTTCCCTTCGGATGAAGACCAATCGGGGTGAGTTTGAAGAGGCGGCGGAAGAGTTCATGAAATGGACCAAGGCAGGGGGACGGGTACTTCCCGGTCTTGTCAAGCGCCGTCAGGATGAGCAGAGGCTATATTTGTCTTAATTAGGGTATAATCGTGCCCAAATAGTCTTGCCCGACTGGTAAGACGCGGGACTAAGGAGAGGTGTATGCCTGCGTCGATGACATTTACCAGTTTGCAAGTGGACATCCGGAACTATCTTGAAAGAGGTGGTGCGACGGACCCTATTGTCTATGAGCAGATCCCCCGGCTGATCACCCTAGCCGAGCGGCGGATTGCGCGTGAACTGAAGATTCAGGGATTCCAGACGGTGGTCAATACCACCATGCAATCTGGAGTAGCGGTCTACGCCAAGCCGGATCGCTGGCGCGACACCATCAGCATCAACTTCGGCACCGGGACGAACAACAACGTCCACACACCGGTCTTCCCGCGATCTTACGAATACGTCCGTAGTTACTGGCCGAATGAGACAACGACTGGTCAACCGCTGTTTTACGCCGATTACGATTACAAGCACTGGATCTTCGTGCCGACCCCGGCTGCGGACTACCCGATGGAGATCCTGTACTACGAACTGCCGCCGCTGTTGGACGACACGAACCAGACCAACTGGCTGACCGAGTTTGCGCCGAACCTGTTGCTGTACGGGTCGCTGGTGGAAGCCACGCCGTTTGTGAAGGACGATCAGCGCGTTCAATTGTGGCAGACCTACTACGACCGGTCGCTGGCTGCGCTTAACGGCGAGGATCTCCAGAAGATCGTTGATCGGTCCACGAATCGCCGGGAGGCATAAGAAGTGACCACTACTTACGTGAATACGTTCGGGGGCACGAACATCTATCCAAGCGATGTCTCGTACCGCTATGTATCGCTGACGATTGATCAGGTTCTGGACTGGCCGCTTGAAGCTGCTCCGAGCACCGATGTCGTTGCGAAGATCATGGACGTTAATGCGACGACGACCAGCCTTGTCATCACGATGCCGGATGCGACCGAAGCCGGTACGGGTGAGACGGTTCTCTTCAACAACGTCGGTGCAAATACGTTCACGGTTAAGACCGCTACCGGCACCGTCATCTGCGCACCGCAATCGGGAACGACCTTTCAGATTTATCTGACTGATAACAGCACGGTTTCGGGTACGTGGCGCTCGTTTCAATACGGCGCTTCTGTATCGGCTACGAATGCTGCTGCGCTGGCTGGATTAGGTGTCAAGGCCATTGCAACGACTTTAAATCAGTCGATGCCGGTCACTAGTTTTAGCACCAACTACACGACTGGTGCGAGTGATCGCGCCAAGGTTTTAGTGTGGACTGGTGGTGCTGGCACGCTGTCGTTTGATGGCGCTCCGGTTTTGGGGAGCGATTGGTTTGTCAATATTCGCAATAGCGGTACGGGCGATCTAACGCTTGACCCCAGCAGCTCTGAACAAATCAACGGAGCAGCTACGCTTGTATTGTCGCCGGGTGACAGCGCCATTGTTGTTACTAATGGTGTGCAGTTCTGGACAATTGGCTTTGGTCAGTCTGCGGTCTATGCATTCAGTCTGCTTCAGATTGACATTTCTGGTAGCGGTGACTACACCCTGTCTGTAGCGGAACTGAATAAAACGGCTTACGTCTTTACCGGAACGCTGACGGGTGATCGTGACGTTATTGTTCCGACTACTGTTCAGCAATACTGGGTTAGCAATCAAACGTCTGGTGCTTACACGCTTGGAATGCGAACTGCTGGACAAGCCAGTCCCGGCGTTACCGTAGCCAGTGGTGCAAGAGCCATTCTGTATTGCGACGGCACGAATGTGGTGGATGCTGATACGGCGACGATTGCTATCCCGGTTACGATTGCTCAGGGTGGTACTGGAGCAACAACGGCCAGCGGTGCGCGAACGAACTTGGGAGCAACCACCATAGGCAACGCTGTGTTTACAGCAGCCAGTACATCCGCAGCCCAGATTGCGTTGGGGCTGGACCCCATTGAGGGCGGTACGTACTGATGCCTCTTCAGCCGGTCATTGTTCGCTCTGAACCGGGTATCAAGCGAGACGGTACCAAGTTTGAGGGCAACTATTACGTTGACGGACAGTGGGTCCGCTTTCAGCGTGGACTGCCGAGAAAGATGGGTGGGTATCGTGCGCTTCAAGATCGCTTGGACGGTATTGCTCGTGGTATGCATATCCACAACCATAATGCATATACATACGTGCACATCGGAACGTCAGATGGTGTGTTTCGATTTCGGCTAGATCAGAACGGTCTGTCTAGCATCGTTACTAATAGAACTGATCCCTCGTTTGTTTCAAATGAAAACAACATGTGGCAGTTCGATGTGGCGTTCAACACCACAAATAACCAGAACGAGATTCTGGCGCATGTTGCTCCAAACGTAGCTGACATCTCATCGGATGCTCCGGGGCAATTGTATGTTGGCTATGACAACGGCACGGCTCCGCTAACTCCGGTTCCGTCGCTGACTATCTCTGGCGGTATCGTTGCTCTGGCTCCGTATGTCTTTGCGTATGGATCGGACGGTTTCGTGCAGTGGAGTCGCGCTGGCTATACGGACGACTGGAGCGGTGGCGATGCCGGTGCTGCTCGGGTTACCAGCCAGAAGATCGTCAAGGGGTTACCGCTTCGAGCCGGTGCCGGTAATGCGCCAGCCGGTTTGTTCTGGTCGCTGGACTCTTTGGTTAGAGCTTCTTACGTAGGTAGCACTGCGGTATTCCAGTTTGACGTTATTACTTCGCAGTCGAGCATTCTCTCATCGCAGAGCGTGATTGAGTACGACGGTATTTACTACTGGTGCGGTGTTGATCGCTTCTTGATGTTCAACGGCGTGGTTCGCGAAGTTCCGAACAGTCTGAACCTGAATTGGTTCTACGATAACTTGAACTACGCCCAGCGCCAGAAAGTCTTTGTGTTCAAGGTTCCGCGCTGGGGCGAGATTTGGTGGTGTTACCCGCGTGGTAATGCAACTGAATGCACCCATGCCGTTGTTTACAACGTGCGCGAGAATACGTGGTATGACACGATCCTACCCAATAGCGGACGCTCTGCCGGTCAGTACGCTCAGGTCTTCAGCTCGCCGCTGGTGGTTGGAGTTATTGACACCGAAACCGTTGGCTATCGCGGAACGCAAACCAGCGAGCTTCGCGTGACGGAAGACGATCAGCCCCGCATCATCAACGACCCCAAGGGCTACGTGGTGTGGCAGCATGAGTACGGTACCGATGAGATTAACGGTACTCAGATCCGCCCCGTTCAGTCGTTCTTTGAAACGGCGGATATGTCGCTGCTGACTTCTGAGCAACCGCAGAATATGGCGGTTCGCATTGAGTACATGGAGCCAGACTTCATTCTCTCTGGAAACATGACGGTGCAAGTCACAGGTCGTGCAAACGCCAGAGCCGGTGAAGTCACAAGCGATCCGCAAATCATCTATGCAACGCTGACCGACCGCCAGCAGCAGTTGGTTTACTTCCGCGAGATCCGTCGTGAGATGCGATTCCGGTTTGAGAGCAACACGCTGGGCGGTAATTACCAGATGGGCCAGATCATCGCCCACATCGAACCGGCTACGGGTACAGTCCTTGGAGAGAATCCATGAGCCTGCTGACAGACCCGCGCTATCACAAGCTTCAGGACTGGGCTGATTACACAGTCTTTGATCTTGAGCGTTACGGTCCTATTGCTCGGCTTGAGAAAGAGTCTGAGTGGCAGAATTGGGCGGCAGGCATTATTGGTATTAACGGTATCTCGCAGCAAAACCCACCGTCGCCTTATCAGTTTGATGACTGGCGTGAGTGGGCGCTTCGCTTTTATCAGGTGCTCGACTAATGGCTATACGATTTGATGAATTTGATTTTGGAGATATGGGTGGTTTGGATTACTACAACCCGTATCAAACTATCACTCCCGAAGTGATGGTCAATCCTTATCAAAACTATTATGAGCCTGCTCTGCCCAGCGTTCAGCCGGAGCCGTCTTATTACACTTACGGTGCTGTCCCCAGTGCGGATGTTTTTGATTACGAGGCAGATAATCGCAGAGCTTTTGAAGAAGCTGAGCGTATCCGCGTTGCGGAAGAGCTTCGTCAAGCAGAGCTGATTCGTCAAGAGCAAGCTCGTCAAGCAGAGATTCAGCGCCAGCAAGAGATGGCTCGTCAAGAGGCTGCGCGTCAAGAAGCTATTCGTCAGGCTGAGCTACAGCGTCAAGCAGAACAGCAGCGTCAAGAACAGATTGCTCGCGAACAAGAGCTACAACGATTGGCTCAACAGCAAGAAGTCGCTCGTGTTGCGCAAGAGCAACAAGCTGCTCGATTGGCAGCGGAAGAAGCTGCTCGCGTGCAAGAGCCTGTTGGCGCTTTGACCCCAGTGCCGGAGCCGGAGCCTTCGGTTAAGGAACCTATTGCAGAAAGTCCGGAGCCTGTTGGGGCTTTGACTCCTATTAAGGAAGAACCCATGTACACAAGCGCATTACCATCAGAAGAGCGAAACATAGTCACTGCGCTTCCGGGAACAAAGCCTGAGCCGGGATTGCCGGTAGAAGAGCCAGTTGTTCCGACTCCTTTTGTGGAAGGCGCTGATGTTCCCGCCAGCACCGGCCTTAACATGGGTGCGCTTGACGAACTCTTTGCGAACCTTCGTAAGACAGAAGAACTGCAAAAGATGGCGCTTGAGCCGGGTCTTCTTCAGCAAGGGTTTACTGGCGCAACTGGTGCGCCGTCCGCTCCGACTGGAACCGGCATTTATGTTCCTCAAGCTGCGCCGTCTGGTCCCGCAATTGATTTTAATGTTACGCCAGAGATGGCCGGTGCATTGCAGGCCGTTGCGCGTCCCGCTGAGATTACTGCTGCTGAAAGGGCTGCGGTTACAGAGAACCCGCGTGTTCAAGCATTGAATCGGATTAGCGGTTTGCTTGAAGCGGATGACTTCCGTGGTGCGTTTGATGCTGCTCTTCAGGCTGAACAAGATCTTGGTGGCGACTTTATTGGGAATCTCGTTGACCCCAACAAGATGAAGATGTTGCGTGGTCCGATGGATGCCAACGAGATTGCTAAGTTCTACAACGAAATGCCTGAGAGTGTATTTACCGAAAGGTATTTAGGTCCGGGTAACGAGTTCAAAAAAGAGCAGGCTATTGAGCGCAACATTGCTGCCCTTGGTGGAGAGGCTGGTTACGCTGACCCGACTCTTGGCGTCAAGAAAGAAGAAACGCTTCTTGGAAAACTGCCAATTAAAGAACTGGCTACTCTTGCTGCAATTGCAATGGGGGCTACTGCTATTCCGGGGCTGTTTGGCGCTGGCACAACTGGTGGTACTGCTGCTGGCGGAGCTACTGCCGCTGGTGGAACTACGGCTGCTGGTGGAGCAACTGCTGCCGGAGCCACTGCCGCCGGAACTGCTGCCGCTGCTGCTCCGTTAGCAGAAGTTGTTATTACTGCGTCTAAGCTTGGCCTTACTATTCCCCAAGCGGCTACGCTTCTTGCTACTACCGGCGCTGGGGTTAGTGCTTTGGGTGGTGGTGCTGCTCCTACTGCGCCGACTACGCCTACTCCAGAAACGCCGCTTGATGAAGTGGTTGTCACTGGAAAGAGGGCTTTGGACCCCGCGTTGCGTGGCTTGCTTCCAACTAGCTTGGCATCGACTAACTTAGTTCAAGGTGTAAGCGATATTCCGACGGACATTTATGGTCAGCCGGAAGCGGTTGAAGCTACTGAGCAGGTCAAAGAAGAGCCGTTTGAAAATCGCTTAGATGAGGTTGTTGTTACCGGCAGCAAATATCAACCCGGCGTTCTTGATTTAGCAAAGATTGGTACTGGCGGTTTAAGCGCAGCAGAATTGCTGAAAGGCTTTACCGAACCCACTCTTCGTCCATACGAGAAAGTTGTGCCTGAAGGGGAGCCAATGGATGAGGTTATTGTTAAGGGGACCAAGCCTTCTCCGATTGATCTTGCCGGGGTTGGCGTTGGCGGTCTTACGGCTGCTCAGCTTTTGCAAGGCTTTACTCAGCCAAAGGTTGATCCATTTACTGGAGAAACAAAGCAACCGTCTAAGACAGAGCAAGAGCTGGACAAGATTCAGGATGCTCTTAAAAAAGGCACCCCAATTCCGGGTACTGGCGGAGTAATGGACAGGCTTAGAGGTCTTCTTGATCAATACGGAAGCCTTGAGAACGCTCTTAAACTGCTCGGCGCATTGGGTTCTGCCGGAGCCAGTTCTCCTAAGGCTCCGACTGGCGGCTCTGGAATCGGCACTGGTGGTATGGGCGGCGCGTTGCCCAAGTACACCTACACCCGTCAGCAGTTAAGCCCGGACATTGATTACTACACCTACGGTACACGACCGGAGGCGAAGTTCTTTGACTACACGACTCAGCTTGAGAAGCCGGTACAGCCTGAACTGCCGCCTGCTAAACCACCGGAACCCGATATGGTAATGGCTACGGGCGGTTTGACCGGCTACGCCAAGGGTGGCTCCAAGAGTTCCCGCTACGTAGATGGTCCCGGCTCGGGACGGGAAGACAAGATCCCGGCTCTCCTGAGCGATGGGGAATACGTGATTGATGCTGAAACGCTGGCTCTGCTGGGGGACGGCTCGACCAAGGAGGGTGCTCGGCGCATGGATAAGTTCCGTGCTAATATCCGGAAGCACAAGGGTCGTGCCCTATCGCGTGGCCGGATTAGTCCAAACGCAAAATCGCCTAGCAAGTACATGGGCGGAGGGTTGACCTAATGGGTGTTCTAGACTTTCTGTTTGAGGGCAGCGCCCCAACACCGGGTAGCACAAGCAGCAGTACCCAAATCCAATTGCCAGAGTGGTACACCCAGTACACCACAGACATGCTGGGCCGCGCTCAGGGCGTTGCTAACCTTCCGTATGCGCAGTACACCGGCCCTCGGGTTGCTGGGTTTACCCCGACAGAGAAGACCGGCTTTGAGATGACCAAGGCAGCGGCTGGCTCATATCAGCCGTTTTTAGGACAGGCTGGTGAAGCTTTAGCGGGAGCGGGTCAAACCTTCCCTGAGGCTGTCAGTGCATACATGAATCCGTATACCCAGAACGTGGTCAATCAGATCGCGGAGCAGGGTGTGCGCCAGTTACAGGAAAAGTATCTCCCGGCAATTGGACAAGAGTTTATTCAGGCTGGACAGTTTAACGTCGGCCCCGGCTCAACTCGTATGGGTGAGTTTGGTGCGCGTGCGTTGCGCGATGTCCAAGAGGCTGTGCTGGGCGAGCAAGCCAAGGCACTTCAAGCTGGGTACGGACAGGCTGCGGACATATTCCAATCTGACGCTGCTCGTAAGGCTCAATTAGCAGGAACGGCTGCGGACATTGCTGGCATGGCGCAAAAATACGGCTTGACCGGAGCCGAAGCGGTGGGTGGCGTTGGCGAAAAAGAACGTGCGATGGGGCAGGCCAATCTCAATCTGGCGTATCAAGATTTCTTGCGTCAGGAAGGCTATCCAAAAGAGCAGATCAATTTCTTGGCTAGTGTACTTCAAGGCGTTCGATTGCCTCAGACGACGATTGAGCAAACAACCGAAATACCTGCGATGCCGGGGGATGCTTCAGCCATTGAGAAGGCAATTTCTGGCGGGGCTGGCGTTGGAACTTTGATTGATATGTATAGAAAGTATTTCCCGTCTAAATCTGGCGGAACTGATACAACAAATTACAGCGACTTAGCTGATTACCTTAGCGGTCTTCTCGGCGGAGGCAAGTAATGGACAAAGAAACCGCTGAAATGCTTGGCTTGCCATACGATCCGATTCTTGATGACACTTCTGACGTTGCTGCTCCTGCTCAAGCACCATTGTCGTCTGTTGTGTCTGGCGATTCCGGCGCTTTGCAAAAAATCAGAGAGCGTGTTCTTCGGACCTTGGATGAGTCTGACGAGGAGTCTCGCCGTTATCAGGACACGCTTAATCGCATTGAAGAGGCCAAGCAGCGTCTTTTGGCTGCGCCTGATAAACGTCAAGTTCTTCAGGGCTTTGTTAACAAACTGACTGCACCGAAAGAAAGAACTGATCCACGTTTTTACGAGCGTCGTAATCTGTTTACATTTTTGCGTGACGTAGGTGAGTACGGTCAGGAGCAGCGTGAGGCTGAAAAAGAGCGCGAAGCCAAGCGAGTCATGTTGCAGGAAATGCAAGCTAAGTACGGTATGGAGCAGGCCGAGAAGCGTCGTAGCCGTGCTGAACTGTTGGCTGCGCAGTATTTGTCTAAGGAGCCGAAAGAGACTGAGCCTCCTCCAAATCTTCGTGAGACTCAGCACTATCAAAATGTTGTTAGGAATCCTGAAAAATTTAGCCCAGACGAGGTTCAATACGCTCAGGATTGGTTGAAAAAGTCTGTTCGCATTCCCGATAGTGGAAAAGACAAGGGTGGCTTAAGTCCTTCTGACATTCGGTCCATTCGCTTAGAAGTTGCTTCGACTCTTAATGCTCCGAAGGAGAGACTAACCTCAATTAACGAAGGTCTAAACAACTTAGGATTAGCAATTAAGGGTAATCCGCAGGCTGAAGAACAATTAAATCGTGCTCTTGCTTCTATAAACGGCGACAAGCAGCTTAGTCTTGCTGAAGTTCAAACCGTTGTTGGAGCCGGATCGTTTGCTCAGCGTGTTACAAATGCTATTTCCAAGTTCTTTACAGGCGGCGCTGGCGATTTAACCAACGAGCAAAAGAAAGAGCTTCTTGAGACTTACGAGGCATATCACGCAAAGCGATATAACGACGGAAGAAATCGCCTAAAGAATATTTATTCTGGCGCTGGGTTTACTGATTTGCCTGAAGACATTTTTGAGTCTCCTTACATCAGTGTTGCAGAAAGGCGACGACGTAAAGCAGAAGCAGACGCAAAGGCTAAGAGAGATGCTGAAGCAGCAGCCAAGGGTGAATCTGGAACCATTGTGGTAAATGGCAAGACAGGCCGATTGGTAAATTAATAGGGGTCTTGAATGGCTAACAACATTTACACGATTGGCAATAAGAAGTACGAGTTTGATGAGCCGCTGACCCCGGAGGAGTTGCGCCAGCTTGAAGTGAAACTTGGCGTTAAACCATCGGGAAAACCTCCTGCTACCGCACCGACCCCAGAGTCAGTTGCAACTCAGCCCCCACCTGCCGTTCCCAGTGGTCCGCAAAAACCGGCTGGCACTCTTGAGTATTTGTTGAAT